AGATAGTTCAATAAACGTTTATAAAAATCCAATTGACCCGAAACAACAAACGATGCAAAAAATGTGTTCGGATATATTGGGTTTAAACTTTAGAGAAATAAAACCAAGATTAAAAGATAGAAATCCCCACAAAGAATCAGGTTTAAAGCAGGTTTGTATTGGAATACATGGAACTGCACAATCAAAATTTTGGAATAACCCAACAGGATGGCAGGATATTGTAGACTGGTTAAATAATAGAGGTTACATTGTAAAACTACTTTCAAAAGAAGGTGAGAACTATATGGGAAATCAATTACCTTCCGGTATAGTTAGGCATCCAAATGGTCCAATTGAATTAGTTATGGATGAAATGTTGAAATCAAAGGCATTTATTGGAATAGGTAGTGGATTAAGTTGGTTAAGCTGGGCATTGGATGTACCAACTGTATTAATAAGTGGATTTTCTTATAAGTGGGCAGAGATGGAAGATTGTATTCGTATAGGAGCACCGCAAGGAAAATGTGAGGGGTGTTTTAATCGTTTAAGACTTGATCCAGGCGATTGGAATTGGTGTCCAGACCACAAAGGTACTGAAAGACAATTTGAATGTACTAAATCAATAACATCCGAAATGGTTATTAAAGAATTGGAAAAGTTTTTATAATGAAAAAAGTTTGGGTAAATGGTACATTTGATATTGTACATATTGGTCATATTCGTTTGCTTGAACACGCTTCAAAGTTTGGTTCAGTTAGGGTTGGATTGGACGAAGATAAAAGAGTTAGGGATAAAAAAGGTAGGGAAAGACCTTTTAATACCCTTTCTGATAGGATGGATTTTATCTCATCTATTCGTTTTGTTGATTCTGTTGTATCTTTTGGTACGGATGACGAACTTATTAATAGAATACGTGAATGGGAGCCAGATGTTATGGTAATAGGTGATGATTATCAATATCATCAAATAATTGGCGTGGAATATGTTCCCAAAATAGAATTTTTTCAAAAAATAAATAATATAAGTACATCAAAAATATTAGGAGATGTCAAAATATAAAGTTTTAGTAATTGGTGAGAAATGCAATGATGTTTTCATATATGGGACATCAACTAGAAAATCACCCGAAGGAAACGGTCCTATTTTTAATCCGATTGAAACGGTTGTAAATTTGGGTATGGCTGCTAACACTGCTGCAAATCTGAAATCAATGGATATAAAAGTAAAAACTTTTTGTGGTGAAGGAAATATTATTAAAACCAGATATATAAATAAAGATACAAATGAGCTTTATTTAAGGGTAGATGAAAATGATTTAGTAAAAAGAATCAATATTAGCGAACTACCACCTTTATCAGAATTTGATGCGGTTGTTATTTCGGATTATTGTAAAGGGTTTCTAACCGAAAATGATATATTTGAAATTTCTAAATTACATCATTTAATCATACTTGATACCAAAAAAACATTGGGTGATTGGTGTAGAAATATATCATATATAAAATTAAATAGATTTGAGGCACAAAATAATCACGATATAATTGTAGAAAATGAATGGTTAGACGAAAAAATAATTATAACGTTGGATGGTAAAGGAGCATCGTATAAGGGGAATCTAATTAAAACTAAAAAAATAGATAATGCCGATGTAAGTGGTGCGGGTGATACATTTGTAGCAGGATTTGTTGCAAAGTATTTAAGTTCTAATGATGTAGAAGAATCTATAAAATGGGGAAACTATTGTGCGGGAGAAGTTGTGAAAAAAAGGGGAGTTTCGGTGTTTGAAAAATAAAAAAACAATATAGTTATATATACAAATAATAAAACAATAATTTATGGCAGGTTTAGATAATGTACCACAACAACAACAAATTACGATAGAAACTGCAAAAATAGATGCAGATATTCTAAATTCTATTAACGATTATAATCAAAAAATTCAAAGTTTGATTGTAGAGTTTGGACAAATTCACATTCGTAAGAAAGAAATCAATGAAGAAATCATCAGAATGGATGACTTTTTAGAAAAGGGTGAAGATGAATTTAAAGCACTAAATTCTCAATTAAGAGAAATTATTGATGGATTGGATGAAAAATATCCACAAGGTAGAATCAATATTCAAGATGGAACTATTCAGTACCAACCTGGCGCACCAACTAGAAAACAATTGGCTGAGATGCAAAGACAACAATCTCAACAATCTCAACAAACTATGCCAGATGGTTCTAGTGGATTGAAAGTTGTAAAAGAGTAATCCCAAATATTTATATAGTATAGTAACTATATGAAGGGATTAGCAAAATTTTTAGTAGAAACAATATTGGGAGAAGCGGCTGAGATAGACAAAGTGGTTGTTGTCTATTCAGGCCGCTTTCAACCATTTCACAAAGGGCACTTTGCCACATACGAACATTTAGTTAAGAAGTTCGGAAAAGATAGCGTGTACATTGGAACTTCTGATGTTACCGATTCAAAAAAATCTCCTTTTGGGTTTAGAGAGAAAAAGGCTATAATGCAAAAAATGTTTGGTATTCCATCAAACAAAATAGTAAGTATAAAAAACCCATACGCTCCAGAAGAAATATTAAACAAATTTGATTCAGATACCACAGCCTTTGTGACTGCGGTGGGTGAAAAGGATTCATCACGTTTAAGTGGTAAATATTTTAAACCATATAAGGGTAAAGTAGATACTGGTTATTTAGATAGAGGATATGTTTATATTGCACCAGCTCAATCAAATCCAATTAGTGGTACTGATGTTCGTTATTGGTTAAGTGCAGGAAGCGTTGCAGATAGAAAGAAAGGGTTCTTAAAAGCATACCCAAAGTTTGATGAGCAGATATTCAAAATGATTACTCTGAAACTAAAATCTCTGAAAGAATATATAAACGAAGAAATTAAACTTAACGTTAAAGTTGGTGATACGATTCTTATGGGTAGGTTTAAAAACAAAAAAGTAGTTGTTAAATCTATAAGTAAAGATGAATATGGAATGCCAACAATTAATGGTAAAAAAGCAGTAACATTTAGAATTCCTAAAAAAGAGCAACTAAAAGAAATTTCGGTTCAATTTGCAAACGGCGTAGAAAGAATAGAAACAGACGATGGTACAGGTCCTTTTGCATCATCTTGGAAACAATACCACAATCAGGCTAAAACAAGAGGTAAAAAAATTGGATATGATGTGGTTGATAGACCTGACGAATTAAAAAAAGAAAAAGAATTAGTAAACTATAAAGAGATGGACCCGAGAAATCAGGTTACTAATTTTCCAATTATGCAAGAACCTAAAAATACCGATTCTATTGGGAAATTTACAGCAAAACGTGCGTACACAAACTGGTTAGGTGATGCCTTAAAAGCAGTAAAAGATTTGGGTTGGGAAGAAGCATTGACCACAAAAGAAAAAGAACAAAGAAAACAGGCCGAAATGGATGGTAAAGCAAATATAAAGGTTGTAAAAGAGGGATTAATATCAGAGGATGAAATCAATCAAATAGTTGATGAGATTATGGGTGAGATGGGATTACCAGGAGGAGCGGGAGTTGGTTTAAGTTTACCTGGTGGATATATCAATGGTGCACCGAATCCAAAAGATGTTAAGAAATTAAAATCTAAATTGGATAAAGATGGTAGCGAAGAATATACTAAAGTAAAAGAAGATAAAATACCTGGTGGATTGGCAAAAGGTATGACATTATCAGATATAGCTAAACATCATAAGATAAGTCCACAAACTTTAAAGAACGAATTTATAAAAGGATATGCTGTTGAAAGAGAACATACAACTGATATAGAAGTTGCTAAAGAAATTGCATTAGACCATTTGTACGAAGACCCAAATTATTATAGTAAACTTTCCAAAATTGAAACCCCATTAAGTGAGGGTTTACTTTTAGAAGGTGGAGCATATGGTCATATGAATCACCCGTTTGATATTCAGATGAATCTTACATTTGGTGACCTTAAACAAATTGTAGTAAGAGCATTAAATGGTGATTTGGATTTGGCAAGAGAAAAAACCGATGGACAGGCGTTGGCAATTAGTTGGGTAAATGGTAGATTAGTTGCGGCAAGAAACAAATCACATACAAAAAATCAGGGTGAAGGTGCTATGACTATTGGTCAAGTTGCAAAACAATTTGCTGGTAGAGGTGCTTTAACCGATGCTTATACATTTGCAATGAATGACCTTTCAAAAGCAATAGCTGCATTATCCGAACCACAAAGAAAGAAGATTTTTAAGGATGGTAAATGTTTTATGAATTTAGAAGTAATATATCCTCAAAACTCTAATGTAATTCCATATGGTCAACCGCTGTTAGTGTTTCATGGTACTTTTGAATATGATAAAGAAGGTGAGGTAATTGGTGAGAATCAGGAAGCTGCAAAAATATTAGCTGGAATGATTAAGCAGGTTAATAAAGATGTTCAGGATACATATACAATTCAAGGACCTCCAATGCAATCTTTACCTAAATCACAAGAACTTTCTAAACTACAAGGTAAATACATATCAATGATTAATAGACTTCAAAAAGAGTTTGGATTAGCAGATTCCGATGGAGTTGCGGATTACCATCAAGCTTGGTGGACTAATTTTGTAGAAAAGAATGCAAAAAAGTTAGATATTGGTTCAAAAATAGGATTGGTTAAGAGATGGGCGTTTGGTGATAAATCAATGCGTATAAATCAAATACAGGATGATAAAATAAGAGCTTGGGCTGATAAAATAGAAAAACAAGACCAACAAAAGATTATGAAAGATAATCTTATGAAATTTGAAGAAATATTTTTAGGAGTGGGAGCGGATGTATTATCATTTATGGAATCGGTATTAACAGCAAATCCATCAGATGCAACTAAACAATTGAGAAAAGAATTAGGAAACGCTATTAAACAAATAAAAGCAAGTGGTGACCCAAAGAAAATTGAAAAGCTAAAAATAGAACTAAGCCGTTTAAACGCTTTAGGTGGATTTGATAAAATTGTACCAAACGAAGGTATTGTATTCGTTTATGGGGGAAATACATACAAACTTACAGGTGCATTTGCACCTCTCAATCAAATATTAGGTATTTTTAAATATTCTCGTTAATTTTAATTTTTTTATTTTGATATACTTATTATTAGAATAATCATAAATAATATGTCAAAGGAATTTCAAAAAAAATACATGCATCCAACGCGTAGAAAGTTGGCAAATATGGTTTTAACTGGAGGAGAGTATGAAAAAAATACACAAATATCCTTTACTGATGCGGAAAAATCAGCAGAAAAAAATCGTAAAAAAGAAATAGGAGAGAAATGGACCGATTCCGATGGTAAAATTTGGGAACAAAAAGAGTTTGGAAAAGTAAGAATTAATGAATTATCGGATACAATGTCCGAAGTTAGAGATTATTTATCTAAATTAAATACGTGTTCGGCTAGTGATTGCAATACTATAAAAATTAGTAATGCAGATAAAAAATTAATTAGTAAAACCGGTTATTGTGCAAAATGTTTAGCTAAAAAAGAACTACAAATTAAGCAAGATTCATTGTGGAAGGAATATACTGATTTTAGAACCTTTCAAAATATGATTTCATATGGTAAAGAAGTAATAGCTCAATTTAAACAAGCTCTTAAAGATGTAAAACAAGAATATGAAATTGTAAATGAAGACGGTAAAATTGAAAAGTGGAAAATGGAAAGAGATGCTGATGAAATGAGAAATGAGATTAAGGCGGATATTAATACTTTTGAAGAAGAATTAAAAATAGCTTATCAAAAAAGAAATGAAGCATGGGAAAAACTAAAAGATAAAAATTACGATTTAGTAAAACCACCAACTGATTAATGACTCAGAATTTAGGAATAACACAAAAAAAATCTTTAAAAGAGATTATAGCAGAAGAATACAAAAAGTGTGCAACTGACCCTATACACTTTATGAAAAAATATTGTATGATTCAGCACCCGGTGAGAGGTAAGATACCTTTTCACCTTTTTCCATTTCAGGAAAAAACATTAACAGGATTTAAAGATAATCGTTTTAATATTGTTCTTAAATCACGTCAAACAGGTATCTCAACTCTTTGTGCTGGATTTTCTTTGTGGAATATGTTGTTTAATTCCGATTTTAATATATTGGTAATTGCAACAAAACAAGAGGTTGCTAAAAACTTGGTAACTAAAGTAAGGGTAATGCATGACCTCCTTCCATCTTGGTTAAAGGGTGGTTCAATGGAAGATAACAAACTTTCATTAAGATTAAATAATGGTTCTCAAATCAAAGCAATTGCATCATCTCCTGATGCAGGACGTTCTGAAGCACTTTCCTTACTTATATTTGATGAGGCTGCGTTCATTGAGGATATTGATGAAATATGGGTATCAGCACAATCTACCCTTTCAACAGGTGGTGCGTGTATTGCACTTTCTACTCCTAATGGTGTGGGTAACTGGTTTCACAAAACTTGGTTAGATGCAGAAGAAGGAACTAATCCTTTCAATACAATTCGTTTACATTGGACAGTGCATCCTGAAAGAGACCAAAGTTGGAGAGATGAGCAAGAAAAATTGTTAGGACAAAAGAAAGCAGCACAAGAGTGCGATTGTGACTTCGTTTCTTCTGGTGATACTGTTATTGAGCCTGAACTATTAATGTTCTATAAAGAAACTTATTGTAAAGACCCAATTGAAAAGACTGGATTTGATGGAAACCTTTGGAGATGGGAATATCCAGCCGCAAATGGTTCTTATATGGTTGTAGCGGACGTTGCGAGAGGTGATGGGGCAGATTATTCTGCGTGTCATGTTTTAGATATATTGAATGCAACTCAGGTTGCTGAATATAAAGGTAAAATTGATACAAAAGATTTTGGAAACTTTTTAGTTAATTTGGCAACCGAATATAATGATGCTCTTTTAGTAGTGGAAAATTCAAATATTGGTTGGGCGTGTATCCAACAATGTATAGATAGAGATTATAAAAACTTATTCTATATGAGTAAGGATTTAAAGTATGTGGATGTTGAAAATCAAATGAGAAACAAATATCGTGCTGATGAAAGAGGTATGGTAGCAGGATTTTCAACCACTTCAAAGACAAGACCATTAATCGTATCAAAGTTAGATGAATATTTCAGAGAAAAATCGGTTACTATTCGTTCTAATCGTTTAATTGATGAATTATTCACTTTTATTTTTATGAATGGTAGAGCAGAAGCAATGAAGGGATATAACGATGACCTTACTATGGCATTCAGTATTGGGTTGTGGGTAAGGGATACCGCGCTGCGTTTAAGACAGGAAGGTATTGACCTTACAAAAAGAGCGTTGGGTGGTATAAGTTCTAATCAGCAATATAGTGGAATTTATAGTCCTACTGATAGAATGGATAATCCTTGGAAAATGAGAATAGGAGATGATTTTGAAGACTTATCGCAATGGTTATAAAAATGAGGTGTTTTGGTAATAATTGATATTTATGATATATGTCAAAATCAAAAAGAGAATAAAATGATTAAATTATCGCAAATACTTAAAGAAGATGAATACATAGATAAGGCGTATTCAAAAGGTGATACTCCGGCTGATAACCCAATTGATGATTACGATGAGCTTGATGTAGAGCAAGAAGATATGGATGATTTTATAAACTATCTTAAATCTTATCAAAGTTCTTTGGAAGAAGCTAATTGTGGATGTGTTTATGAAGCTGAATATCAAGGAAGAGAAGTAAAGTTGGGCAAACCAATGGCAGGTGATGTTAAGAAATTTAAGGTATATGTAAAAAACCCAAAGACTGGTAAGGTAATAAAAGTAAACTTCGGTCAGAAAGGTGTAAAGATTAAGAAAAATAATCCTGGTAGAAGGGCTAATTTTAGAGCAAGACACAATTGTGATAATCCTGGTCCAAGAACAAAAGCAAGATATTGGTCTTGTAGAAAATGGTAAAATAGATTATGGCAGAACAATTCCAAGACGATAGAAGTTTCTTTGGGAGACTTAAAAAACTATTTTCAACTAATGCAATCGTAACCGTTGATAAAGATGGTAAACGTAGAGTAATTGATGTTGAAGATAGACAATCTAGTACAAATTTTGTAAATTTACGAGATAGATACACAAAATTACAAAGGTCTTTTTATGAAACACATCAGGGTGCACAATCAATGGCGTATCATCAAGTTCGTAGAGAACTTTTTAGAGATTATGATGCTATGGATATGGACCCAATCATTGGTTCGGCATTAGACATATATGCAGATGAATCCACAACGAAGAACGAATATGGTGATGTTCTTCAAATTAAATCAACGAATGAGAATGTAAGAGAAATGCTTCACAACTTATTCTACGATATAATGAATGTGGAGTTTAACTTATGGCCTTGGATTAGAAACTTGGTAAAATATGGTGATGCATTTGTGGCATTAGAAATTATGCCTGGTAAAGGTATCATTAACGTAGCACCACACTCAACTTATAACGTAGAAAGATTAGAGGGTACTGACCCTAACAATCCTGATTACGTTAAGTATAAAATTGAATTAGACCGATTTGGTAAGAAGGAATATGAGCAGTACGAAATGGCTCACTTCCGAATGTTATCAGATACTAACTTCCTTCCTTATGGTAAGTCAATGATTGAGGGTGCAAGAAGAATTTGGAAACAATTATCTCTTATGGAAGATGCGATGTTAATCCATCGTATTATGAGAGCACCTGAAAAGAGAGTATTCAAAATAGATATTGGTAACATTCCACCGCAAGAAGTGGATAACTATATGCAGAAGATTATCAATAAAATGAAGAAAACTCCATTTGTTGATAAAAATACTGGTGATTACAACTTAAAATACAATATCCAAAATCTTACTGAAGATTTCTTCCTACCAGTTCGTGGTAGTGATAGTGGTACAACTATTGATAACTTAGCTGGTTTAGATTATGCAGCAATTGAAGATATTGATTACCTTAAAAACAAATTATTTGCAGCTTTAAGAGTTCCAAAAGCTTATCTATCTTATGATGAAAACGTAAATGGTAAAGCTACGTTGGCAGCAGAAGATGTTCGTTTTGCAAGAACTATTGAAAGAATTCAACGTACAGTTGTTAGTGAATTGGCAAAAATTGCAGTAGTTCACTTAGCAGCAAATGGTATTGAGGATTCTGAAATGACAAACTTTGAATTGAGTTTGACAAATGCTTCTACAATCTATGAGCAAGAAAAGGTTAATTTGTGGTCCGAAAAAGTAAGATTGGCATCCGATGTTAAAGCACTTAATATGTTATCATCGGATTGGGCTTATCATAATGTATTTGGATTATCCCAAGATGAGATAGATATTGAGAGAGCTAAAGTAATATTAGACCTAAAAGACCGCTTTAGACAGAATTCAATTGAACAACAAGGACAAGACCCAGCAAACCCACCACAACAACAAAATGTGGAAGAAGAAATCAGTAAATTAAAAACTGAAATTGAATTAAGTAGGGGGGTAGGAAGACCAAGAGAAGGAAACACTTATGGTAAAGATAAACATCCGTATGGTAGAGACCCATTAGGTGATGATGAAAACCATAAGGAGAGAAAAAGAGAGGATAGAACATTAAACATAAACGCAAAAAAACTTGCACGAGAATATATAAATGGAATTTCATCAAAAAAGAAGGTTTTAAATGAAAAATCGGATATGCTTGATGAAAAAAACTTATTAGATGAAACTAAAATTTAATAAAGAAAAATTTGTTTATATTTATATGTGTTAGTTTATAGGGTAGAATAAATATAGGGTAAGTAAATGAAAAAAATTAAACATTCCAAGTTTAAGAATACTGGAGTGTTATTTGAGCTTCTAGTAAGACAGATAACTCTTGAAATTCTTAATGGAGATAAATCTGAAAACGCAAAGAAAATCGTGGCAGAATTCTTTGCTCCAAATACGGAGTTAAACAAAGAATTACGTCTATATGATATACTATTAAAAGAAAAGTATAATTCAGAAACAAAAGCAGATAGATTAGTAGAGACTGTGTGTGATGCACATTCAAAATTAAATCAATCAATACTTTCTAAAGAAAAATTTAACCTTATAAAAGAAATTTCAGCAAAATTTGAAATAGAACAATTTCTATCGTCGCCTATATCTAACTACAAAGTACTAGCATCAATTTATAAAGTATTTGAATCTAAAAGAGCGGAAGGATATGATATTAAAGATATCTTTAATTCTAAAATTACCCTAATTGAAAATATAACTTCTAAGCCAGCTCAACAAATTCAACCAGCTGAAGATAAAAAGTTGATTGAATCCTATAAACAACAAGACAAAGATTTACGTTTACTTACCTATAAGATTCTAGTAGAAACTTTCAACAAAAAATATACAAATCTTAATAATTCTCAAAAGAACTTGTTGAAAGAGTATATAAATAACATTACTAATACAACAAAATTTAAAGATTATGTTGGTATTGAATTACCAAAAATAATTTCTGAATTAAATGGTATTAAATCAAAATTAACCGATAAAGTTACACAAATTAAATTATCAGAAACTATTTCCGTTTTAGAAAAAATGAAAATAGGAAAGACTGTATCTGATTCTCAAGTTTCATCTATTATGCTTTCTTATGAGCTAATTAAGGAACTTAAATCTAAAGTAAAATAATGGAAGCAAGATTAAAAGAAGCTATTCGTAAGTACATTAGAGAGAGAAACATTCAAAAAACTTTGGATGAAATGACAGTAACCGGAGATGTAGCGGGTTATAATACTCCAGCTGCATTTACAAAACCTGGTTCAGAAAAGAAAAAGAACAAAAGATTAGCTAGTGTAACGGGTGGTACTATTGTAAGTGAAGCCGAAAAAGATTACGCTTTAGGAGATGTGCCTGCGAGTAGAAAGGAAGGATTGCCTATAAAACCAACTTCTACAAAAGATATTAATGATACAGAAATAGCAGATATTAGTGGGATGATTGTAGCAGAAAATAGATGGTTAGAATTAAAAAGAGAAATGTCTTCACCAAAAGCAAAAGTTGGTAGAGGTGTTTCAAATATACATAAACAACTTTCTGAAATAGAAAAGTTTGTAAATTGGTATTCTAAAATTAAGACTGAAAATGGACTTAAAAAAGAAGATTACTGGAAAAGAACAAACGCATCTCTATATAAAATCAGAGAAAGGTTAATGGGAATAACTGAAAAATTAAGAAAATTATAATAATATGCCGGCAGTATCAAAAGCACAGCAAAGATTTATGGGTATGGTCCATGCAGTACAGAAAGGAGACATGGATGCACCATCTAAAGAAGTTGAAAAAGCCGCAGATTCAATGACAAAAAAAGATGCCAAAGATTTCGCATCTACAAAACACAAAGGATTACCTATGCATAAGGAAACTATATCAAAAGAAAGATTAAAAGAATTAGTAAAAGAAGTAATGGTTGAAGAAGCCGAATATCAACAATTCTTTAAAAAAGCATTAGAAAAAGCTGGAAAATCAATATCACAAATGAGTGATGATGAGAAGAAAGACTTTTTTAATAAGATAGATTCTGCATGGAATCATAAAGGTGAAAAGAACGAAGACCTAACGGGTAACCAACACAAATTAGATGTGGATAAAGATGGTGATATTGAAGGTGATGATTTAGCCGATTTAAGAGCTAGTAAAAAAACCAATGAAGATGTAGCAACCGAATTACCAAAAGCAATAATCCCCGCATCAGTTAATCAAAGATTAAAATTGGCAATTGAAAAAATTAAAGATGCTAAATTAAATAGTGTACAAAAACTTCAATTAATTGCTCAAGTAGTTGATAGTTTGGGAGTTGATAAATCTCAACTAGGAATGATTACTAATAAGATAAGAGCTAAAATGGAAAGTTTAAAAGTAAAATAATATGAAATCACTCTTAATAGAAACACAATTATTTGAAGGTAAACTCAAAGAAGATGAGGGTGGGAGAGTATTGGTTAAAGGTGTTCTACAAAGAGCTGGAGCAGAAAACCAAAATGGTAGAGTATATCCAAAACCAATATTAGAAAGAGAAGCTAAAAAATATCTTCAATTTATTAAAGAACGTAGAGCATTGGGTGAATTAGACCATCCAGATTCTACTGTAATTAACTTAAAAAATGTATCGCACAATATTAAAGAAATTTGGTGGGAAGGCGATGACCTTTGTGGAACAGTAGAAATTTTAGGAACACCATCTGGTAATATTTTAAAAGAATTATTAAAAGCGGGCATCCTATTGGGTATATCATCTAGAGGAATGGGTTCAACTAGACCTTTGGGTGCAAATAAAGTAGAAGTTGCAGAAGATTTTGAATTGATTGGTTGGGATTTTGTTTCTAACCCATCTACACATGGTGCATTTATGGTCCCAATGAATGAGTCCGTAAATCCACTAAAACAAATTGGTACTGATGCGTGTGGTGATTACTGCAAAGCACAGGATTTAATGAGAGAAATAATAACTGAAATAGTATAAGATGAGCAAAAAAACATTTGATATATACGATTATGTGCATAATAATAGATTTTCAATTAAAAAAGAAAATCAATCTTATGGTACAAAAGTTCCTAAAGCATATAACGATATTCGTAAAACGGCATTAAGTGAAGTAAAAATTGTTGATGGTAAATTTTCTATAAAAGAGAATTTACAACAACCTGATAGAAAATTATCTCTAGAAGTTAAAAAACATTTTTTAGAAATCATTTCAACTTACAACACTTTCCAAGACCAAATGAAACGTAATTCAGATATGACTGAAATTGCCGAAACATTAGGTGCTATTACTGAAGCTGCAAAAGAATTATCATTAAGGGAAGCTAACGATTGGTTTGATGCTCAGACTGTAAAAAGAAATATGAGTGAGTTGGATAAGTTAGGTAAGCAATTTGATAAGTTCGCTGTAGAAGCAAAAGCAATGGATGAAAGATTACATGCTCTATATGAAGATATGGGTCACATCCTAAATCGTTACTATGAAATCTCTGACATCCCAACTGATGTAATGAGAGAAAGACTTGCAATGAAAAAGAAATAAGAATGATTCGTTTGACTGATTTAGCTGGTAAGGGTTCTTTCACTATGGGTGGTAAGAAATTTGAATATGGTAAAGTTTATTCTAATCCATACGCAACTGCATTTAAACCTGTAAATGAAGCAGAAGGTTCTGAAGACCACGAAGTTTCTATGGCTCAAAATCAGTTAGATTCTATTATTAAATCTGCAACCGAATTAAAACAAAAAATGGGTGAAGAAGAAAAGCAGATACCTGCTTGGATTCAAGACCATATTACTAATTCAGAAAACTATATTTCTCAAGCGGCTTCTAACTACCACGAATATGGTGATTCAAATGAGCAAGTAAATGAGGATAGGGAAGCGGACATAATTAGAGATATGGAAAAAAGTGTTAAGAATTTGCAGTACCTATTAACAAAAGCTAAACATCCTAAAGAAAAAGAAAACCTTAAAGCTAATATCGCTGCTACTATATCAACTATCAATTGGTCTAAAAATAAGAGTAAATACGAATCAGTAAATGAAGCAGGTCCTTGTTGGAAAGGGTACAAGCAAGTTGGTATGAAGAATAAAGGTGGAAAGCAAGTTCCAAATTGTGTTCCAGAAGGAGTAGTTAAAGAAGCGGGGTTATACGGTGGAGTTCCAAAAATGTATGTAAAATATGCAGCTGTACAAAAGAAAGTTAGAGAATTAGAAGAAAAACAAAAATCATTAGCGGCTAAATATTTTGCAGAAAAAGACCCAAAGAAAAAAGAAGCTATGATGCCGTTACTTAAAAAGGGTACGGAAGAATTGGCTATGAGAAGAAGAAATTTAGCGGATATTGAAGAAAAATATCTCAACAATTTATACAAAGATGTTGAGTTATCTAATAATATAGATTAAAAAATATAAAGAAAAGTTTGGAATTACCAAACTTTTTTTGTATATTTGTGTTATGATTAAACCTTTCTCTATTTTAGACACTCGTTCTAAAGAGTGGCAAGAACGTAAAAGATGGTGGATTAACACCTATAATATTCAATCAGAATTAGGTAGAGAGAATACCGAATCCAGAGCCCGTTTTTGGGAAGATAATACCGTTTCTATATTTGATGCAACACTTTGTGAAAAGATGTATGAGTGGTTCTGTCCAAAAGAAGGTAGAGTATTAGACCCATTTGCGGGTGGTAGTGTAAGAGGTATTGTTGCAACTGAAATGGGATTTATCTACAATGGTATTGACCTTTCCGATGAACAAATAGAAGCAAATAAAAAACAATCTCAAAAACCAAATTGGATACAAGGTGATAGTGAGTGGGTAATTGATTCTATACAGGATAAAACTCAGGACTTTGTTTTTACTTGTCCACCTTACTATGATTTAGAGAAATATACCGATGACCCGGCTGACCTTTCAAATATGGATGAAGATTCGTTTGATAAAAAGTATTATTCAATTCTTAACAAAGCTGCAAGAAAATTAAAAGATAATCGGTTCTTTGCAGTAGTTGTATCCGAAGTGAGAGAACAATCGGTAACTGGAAATTATAAGATTGGGAAGTATAAAGGATTAGTTTGGAAAACAATTAGAGCGTGTGAAGAAGCAGGATTGCACTTCTATAATGATATGGTTTTGTTCAATTCACAACATCAGGCATCCAGAGTGGTTGATACATATTTTGAAAGAAATCGTAAAATAGCATCGGTTCATCAAAACATATTAGTATTCGTAAAGGGTAATCCGGATGTAGCAACCGAAGTTATTAATAATGGTGATAACTTTATGTGCATTGTTGATGGTGTATCATATAGAAGTTTTAGAGAAGCTGCAATATCTATTGACCCAAATAATTTAGTTGCATCTGAAGTAGAGAGAAGATGCCGAAGTACAAAATCAAAATATAAAGATTGGCAAGTAATTGGTGAAGAAACTAATCCAACAATTAAATACGAAATTAGTGGAGTTCCTTTTGAGAATCCAAAACAGGTTGCAGAAAAATTGGGAATTGAAGAATCTGAAGCTAGAAATTACTTTGAATCAAATAATCCAACATATCGTCATTGGGTAAAAGTAAATCGTAACGATATAAGTTATGATGAAATGATTGAACTTCAACATCGTTCAAAAATAGATATTCAACTTCCAATTATTGAATGTGAAGGTTTACAATTTTATTCTCTTAAAGAGGCCGGAGAACACTTTGGATGTTCAGATGAAAGAATTCGTCAAAAATTAAAAGACGATAAATACCCATCATACATTTATCTTTTCTAAAAATTTCTTTAGAAAATTACGTTTTTGTTAATTATTGTATATTTATTGATACAATAACGCATTTCTATATGCGTTTTTTATTGGTAAATGAATACTCTCGTTTTATGAGAAGTGACCAAAAAGCCAATCAAACAATTCTATTTAAGCTCACATTACAATAGCTTAAGAAATCCTAATAATAAGGAAAAAATGGCAAGTTCAAAACTTTTGAAAGAAGCAATCGCTGATGCTAAAGCTGTGCGTGAAACTGCTATTGCTAACGCTAAAATCGCTCTTGAAGAAGCGTTTACTCCAAGATTACAATCTATACTTTCAAAAAAACTTCAGGCAGAAATGAATGAAGAAGAAGAAGAAGTTGAAGATAAAGTTGAAGAGAATAACGATGTATCAAGTGAAATTGGTGGTGGTGATAACAAACAACCAGCAGCAAAAGCTAACGATGCTGACACTGACTTAAGTGGTATTTCTAAACAATCTGGCGAAGTAGGTTCAGAGGTAGAAGACTACGATAAAGTTAAAGACCTAAACGAAGCTGACGATGAAGAAGAAAAAGTAGAAGAATCTTCAGAGTTTGCAGTAGAAGGTGAAGAAGATGCTGATGATTTCGGTGGTGAAGAAGAAGAGTCTGACGAAGATGAGTTAGATTTAGAAGCTATCATTAAAGAATTAGAAGCACAAATTGCAGGAGAAGGCGAGGAAGAAGTTCCAGCTGAAGAACCAGCAGTAGAAGGTGAAGAAGCACCGGTTGAAGAACCAGTAGCTGCTGAACCTGCAGTTGAAGCTGAAGAAGTTCCAACTGAAGAACCAGCTCACGATGATGAGGAAATCGATTTAGATGAAATCTTACGTGAAATGGGATACGGTGATGACGAAGAAGAAAAAGTTGAAGAAGCTGAAGAACCAAAGCATGACGAAGAAAAAGAGAAAATGGCTGAGGAACTTAAAGAAGCTTATGCAGCAATCAAATCTTTGAAATCAACTATCAACGAAGTAAATTTGTTAAATGCAAAATTACTTTTCGCAAACAAATTGTTCCGTTCTTACAACTTAACTAACGAACAAAAAGTAAAAGTAGTTGAGAATTTAGACAGAACAACTTCTGTAAGAGAAGTTAAATTGGTTTACGCAACTTTAGCAGAAAGCATGAAGTTCACTGGTACTGAAAGAAAAGTAGCAGCTAAGAAGACAATGACCGAAGGGTTTGCTTCTAAGCCACAAGCTACAACAGCTCCAAAGAAAGAAATCATCGCTGAAAGCTCAAACGAATTAGCTAACCGCTTTAAGCAATTAGCTGGTATCGTAAAATAAACAATCCATAAAAAATAATAAAAAATGGCAAATTTTGATTTAAGTAAACTTATGGAAGGCAGAAACCCACAACAAGTAATGTTGGCTGAAACACGTCAATTGAAAAGCAAGTGGGAAAAAACTGGTCTTCTTGAAGGTTTAAAAGAAAGAGAGCAACACTCTATGGCAGTGTTGTTAGAAAACCAAGCAAAACAATTGCTTGATGAAGCTACTCAAACTGGTACTGGAAACGCTTCTGGTGGAAGTGAAGAGTGGTCAGGAGTTGCATTACCATTGGTAAGAAGAATTTTTGGTGAAATCGCTGCGAAAGAGTTCGTAAGTGTACAACCAATGAACTTACCTTCTGGTCTTGTATTCTTCTTGGATTTTAAATACGGAACATCACAAGCTGGACAACCTGGTTTCAATGGTAAATCATTGTTCGGTGGTAATGGTGGTTCTGCTGCAAACGATGCCGATTTCGGTAGAACTGATGCAGCTGTAAACGGTCTTTATGGTAATGGCCGTTATGGTTTCTCAATCAATGATACTGAAACTTCAGCAGTGACAATCGCTCACACAACTGGTATCGTTTCAGCTTCTTGGTCTGAAATCGGATTTGACGGTGCGCTTTCTGCATCTTGTGCAGCAGGTCAAATCGTTAAATTGACTGTACCAGCAGCATCTTTCACTAGACCTGATGCAAATGGTATTTCTGCATTCGTAGTTTCTGGTTCAGAAGCTTCTAACCCTTATCACAAACCAGCAGCTGGTGAAATCACTAACTTTGGTCAGTTTGCATATGTAAGTGGTACTAATTATATTTTCTTCGTATCTGCTTCTGCTGGTGCAGCAACTACAGGTAACGATAATGTAATTGTAAAATACCATCAACAACCAACTGCAGCTGTAAGAGGTGATTTTGAAGATGAATCTGCAAACGGTACAACTATCACTGCTTTAGATATTCCAGAAATTGATCTTGAATTAAGAAGTGAGGCTATCGTTGCTAAGACTCGTAAGTTGAAAGCAGTATGGACTCCTGAATTAGCGCAAGACTTAAACGCTTACCACTCAATTGATGCAGAAGCTGAATTAACTTCTATGTTATCAGATTATATCTCTTTAGAGATTGATTTGGAAATTTTAGATATGTTAAAGAGCAACGCATTGACTGTTGATTACTGGTCAGCAACAATTGGTGAAGAATACTTGAACAACGGTGCAACTGGTCAAGCTGCATGGGGTTCTTCAGTACCTTCTGGCGCAAATACATACTATACAAAGAATTCTTGGTATCAAACATTAGGCGTAAAAATCAACAAAGTATCTAACAAGATTCATCAGTTGACTTTACGTGGTGGTGCTAACTTCTTGGTTGCATCTCCAGATGTATGTACTATTTTGGAATCAATTCCTGGCTTCACTGTAAACGCTGATAAAGACGCTTTACAATTCGCAGCTGGTGTAACTGCAGTAGGTTCTATGAGTAACAGATACACTGTTTATAAGAATCCTTATATGACTTCTAACGAAATCTTGTTAGGTTTCAGAGGTAATAACTTCTTGGAAACAGGTGCTGTTTACGCTCCATATGTACCATTGATTATGACTCCATTAGTGTATGACCCTCAGAACTTCACACCAAGACGTGGAGTTATGACTCGTTACGCTAAGAAGATGGTTCGTCCTGAATTCTATGGTAAGATTTTGGTTAAAGATTTATCTAGAATCTAATAATTGGAATCTAACGTAATAGTTCAATAATAAAAAGGGGGTGAGAAATCACTCCCTTTTTTATTTTTATCCGTTTCTTTAAATTTTATATTTATAATGGTAAACTCTTTAAATATATGGCAGCTGGTAAATATTCTTTTGTAATTGAGCAAGGAGCAACTACAAATATTCAAATAAATTGGACGGATGTAAGTGGTTCTGCAATAGACCTAACTGGTTATCATAGTAGAATGCAAATTAGACCAGGTGTGGAATCTTCTGATGTATTTCTTTCATTATCATCTTCACTTAAAGCAGATGGTACTGGTATTAATTTAAGTGGTTCAAATGGTATTACACCTTTGGCTAGTGGTTCATTAGCAATTTATATATCCGCTGTATCTTCATCAGTACTAAATTTTGGTGAAGCTTATTATGATTTGGAAATGTGTAAAGGAAATGAAGTTACAAGATTATTAGAAGGAAAAGTAAAACTATCTAAAAACGTAACTAGATAATATGTCAGTAACAGTAACAAATAATCTTACACAGGTAACTATATCAACTGCAGGAGTTTCTGGTAAAAGTGGGACATCTGGCACGTCTGGATTCTCAATTGAATCTGCATCTTTTGCAACAACTGGTTCAAATACATTTATTGGTAATCAAACAATAAGTGGTTCTTTAAACGTAAGCGCTAGTATTATTTTACCAAACCATGTATCTGCTCCATCTTCACCAAACTCTGGAGCACTTTACTTTAATACAACCGATTCTCATTTCTATGGATGGGATGGTGGACAATGGAAACAATTGGATAATTAATCCCAAATAACTAAACTTCCCTTTTCTAATATTTATAGGTAACGTTAAAATAAGTACTTATAATGGCATTAGAAACACTCGTATATCCTGGTTCTTCATCGTTTTTCCCAGGTCAGACACCTTTTGGAATTTATGATACTGATTATGAATTCCAAGAAGATGCTCCAAAAGTGGCACTTTGGTGTGCTAGAAGATTGGGATATCCTATCCAAAATATAGAATTAATAGATGAAAATTTCTATGCATGCTTTGAGGAATCAATTTCCGAATATGGCGCACAGGTAAATCAATTTAATATTCGTAATAATTTAGATACATTACGTGGTAAATCAAAAGCAAATTCACTTACAAGTAAATTAGTACAAGGTTCAAACCTTCCAACACTTATTTCAATTTCTGATGCATATGGTACATTAGTTGGTGTTGGTGGAAATACCGATATCAAAAAAGGATATGTTGAATTGGTTCCTGGTAAACAAGAATATGATTTGGATACATTATGGTCAGCTGTTTCTGAAAGTGGAAAACGAATAGAAATTGTAAAAGTATTCCACGAACCAGTACCTGCAATCAATAGATTCTTTGACCCATATTCAGTAAGTGGACAGGGTACATTAAACCTTATTGACGAATTTGGATTTGGTTCATATTCTCCAGCGGCACAATTTATATTGATGCCAATATTTGAAGATATGTTAAGAATTCAGGCAATTGAATTTAATGACCAATTCAGAAAATCGGCATTTACTTTCAATATTGTAAATGGTAAAATAAGAGTATTTCCAAAACCAACCTCTCAACAGGTAAATTTATACGGAAGATTATATTTTGATTATTTTGTAAAAGATGATTTTACTGAAAATTCAACATCAATAACATCAAATGTTATTTCGGATTATTCGGATATTCCATATGATTTTATGGAATACAATGGTATTAATGATGTGGGTAAACAATGGATTAGAAAATATACATTGGCTTTAGTAAAAGAACTATTGGGTGCTGTGAGAGAAAAATATTCTCAAATTCCAATTCCTGGTTCCGAAATTAGTTTGGATGGAGCCGCGTTGAGAGCAGAAGCAACAACGGAAAAAGAAAACTTAATGACACAATTGAGAGAAACTTTAGCAGAATTAGAGAGAACAAAGCAATTTGAAAATAGAAATACTGAAGCTACGGCTCATCAAGAAATGTTACGAAAAGTTCCTCTTCCAATTTATATAGGTTAATATTATGGCACGTTTTGCACTAACAAGAGATATAAAATTTTTTGAAGGTATATCTAGAGAATTAGTTGATGCAGTAGTAGAAACTACTGTAGTTTTATATAAATTAATTATAGAAAACAGTACAACCAATTTATATGGAGAATCTTTGAATAAAACATTTTATCAAGGTGTTGAATGTAGTGCTATAATTCAAAGAGAAGATACTACATCAAATTATGAAGGATTTGGTTCTGATGTTTCTCAAAATGTTGAATTTCGCTTTAATAGATTTACTTTAAAAGAAAAAGATTTTTATCCTGAAATTGGTGATATTATTTACCATAATGACGGGTATTTTGAAATTGATAATGTTAGAGAAGACCAATTAGTTGGTGGTAGAGTTGGTGAAGATGAAAGATTTTCAATTGTTTGTTCTACGTTTATGACTAGAAGAAGCGCAATACAAACTGAAATGAGAACAATATAATGGATAATAAAGAAAAAAATAGAGCAAAACAATTACCAATAGAAAAAAAATATATCAAAGGAGTTTCTCTAATTGATGTTGACTCTACTATTGCCGATTATATGTCATCTGTAATTATACCTGATTTAGATGAAAATGGTAACACACTTAAAGTACCTTTAATTTATGGAAATGCAGAGAGATGGAACAACGCAAGAAAAGATGGATATTTAAGAGACCAAAGAGGTAGAATACAAATACCTTTAGTAATGTTTAAAAGAAACTCTATTGATAGAAATACAAACTTACAACATTTTAGAGAACAACTCACTATTCCTGCAGTTAAAAAATATACTCAAAAAAATAGATATGAAAGATTTACTTTACAAAATAATGCAGGACCAGCATATGAAAGTTATAGTGTTCATGTTCCAGCTTATGTAACAATCACATATGAAGTAATGATATGGACTTCTTTTACGGAACATATGAATAAAATAGTTGAAGCATTTCAATACGCAACTGATAGATATTGGGGCAAAGAAGATGGTAGAAGATTTGTCACAAGAATTAATGGGTTTGAAAATCAACAAGAGGTGGGGCAAGGTTCTGAAAGAATTATTCGTACAACCTTTACTATGGTAGTAAATGCTTATTTAATACCAGAAAGATATAATGAAAAACCTACTGTAAAAAAACAAATGACTCCAAAAAGAGTACAATTTAGCGTTGAAACCGATTTGACAGGAGATGCATTTACAAACAATTCCTTATACAATGAATATGCACAAGTAATTGATTTTATTGGTTTAAAAAGTGTACAAACTGCTGTTTTTGTAAATAGTAATACAATAAAATTAACAAATGTTAGACAACCCATTTTACCAAATGAACTAATTGGAGTATTTGATACAAAAAATTGGTTTAGAGTTTATATTAATGGAGATTTTATTTCACCAGGTAACTATAACAATAGTGGTGTGTTTGTACCAAATTATTCTTATACATTTAATAACGCAACAAATGAAATTACTTTTGTATTCACAGGCTTATCTTTTGCATTAGATGCAAACGATGAAATAGAAATCACAGGTAAATTTGAACAATTAGCATAATATGAATATTAGACAACTTAAAAATATAATGAAAGAAGTAAATGAACCAAATGAATTTATTTTGGTACCTGACGATTTGCAACATCCTTTATACTGGATTTATAAAGTAAAATCAGTTAGAGTAAAAACTTTATTTCCTTTATTGGAAGGGTTGAGAAAACCAGATGCTAGATTTGATGTTTTTATAAATGGTTTATATATTTCTTATAATGACTATATATACGAAAATAAAAATGAATATTTTTACATAAAATTTAAAAGAAGTAATTTTCCAGAATATGATAGGTTTGGAAATATTTATGCTTTAGAAGATTCAGATGAAATTAAAATAAATGGTGATTTAGAACTTTATAATAATGAGTAGAAAACTTCCAAATATTAATATTGATACCACTCAAAGGCTAAGAGATAGATTAGGCTTTAGAGAATTTGTACTTCAGGTAAACAAAGAAACGTTTACTTTTAACTATGTACCAGATTTGATGGAAGTAGAAAATGATATATATTTTAAATTAACACTTACTAATAAAAGATTTGTAATTGATATTTTAGAAGTTGATAATATAAAAGATTACATTGATATCTATTTATATGGTGTAAAACAACCTCAAAATCGTTATGGAATTGAGATTGTTGGTAATAATATAATTGTTACGTTTGTTGCGGATATTACCAGATTACCAAAAGAGGTAAAGGCAGCAGATTTTGAAATAAAAGGGAAAATAGTAGAAATTGTATAATGGCTAGACTGATACCTCGTAAACAAATTGAAGAACAACAAAATATAACCGGGTCTTTAACGGTTGCGGAAAACTTGTTTTTAGGAAATGATGCGATTATTTCTGGCTCACTTTTTGTATCAAAAAGTTTCTTTATGGGAAACGATACCGGTTCAAAAAATGAGATTACAGGTTCAGTATTTTTAACTGGTTCGTTGATAATTGATGGTGTTCTAAAAACGGGAGCACCTAATACTGTTTTATCAATTACATCATCAAACACAATATTAGCAGAAGATACACAAAGATATTCTGGTATTTTGGCAAAAGATTTTGGTGCTAACGTACCTACACTATATGTTTCTTCTACCGATGGTGATGATACAAATGATGGTAGAACTATTCAATTTCCACTTCGTACAATTAAAAGAGCTGCATCATTAGCAGCACCTGGATACGATGGACGTTATGGTTTTGATACGGGTTCTATTCAAAATGGATATGTAATTAAAGTTCAGGCTGGTACATATTTGGAAGATAACCCTGTTATACTTCCTAAAAATACAACTATTTGGGGTGCAGGTTTGCGTATTACAAAAATCAACGCTAAAAACCCTACTGAAGACTTATTCTATGTAAACTCTGGTTGTTATATCGCAGAGGTTACTATGGGAGGATTGAGATTATTTCCTGACCAAATAAATCCTGAAAAAGGATTTGCTGTAGCGTTCCAACCTGGTGCATTTATCACAACTTCACCATACGTTCAGAACTGTTCACAAATTTCTAACCAAGAGAATTCATTTACGGAGCTTTATGAAGAAATTCCTCCTGGCGGTGGTGGATTGTATGTTAATGGTGATGTAATCAATCCTGATTCACCACTCGCTTCAATGGTATTAGATGCCTATACACAAATTTCTCCAAACGGAGTTGGTTGTTTGGTAAATGGTAGAGGATTCATTCAGCTCGTATCTTTCTTTAATAACTTCTCATATTATGCAATTAGAGTAAACAATGGTGGACATGCTACCCTAAACAACTCAAACATTTCGTTTGGTTTGTATGGTATGTATGCTAGTGGTTCTCGTTTTATTAGTGGTAGTGGTGGAAATATTGATGCTAGAGATAGAGTAAGAGCAAGTTGGAGTGTAGTTGTTGATGTATTGAATAGAGGGTTAGATGCATTGCCTGAAGTAACAACATTAAATACAGCGGAAGGTATCCGTTTATCATCTCCTTCTCAATTTCCACAATACACTACTTCATCTGGAGTAGAATTATCTTCAACCGCTGCGGATGAAATTTCAGCGGATTTTAAATTAGTAAGTGAAATAGTAGATAGTGGTACTTCAAATTATCCTACGTTATTAGCAAGAAGTTCAAATAAAGGATTTAGTTCAGAATCACCTTATAATATTTTAGGAGCAACACAAATTACAGGCTCTTATTCTGGTTCGGCTACTCCACTATCTGCATCTCAAGGAGATTTAAATCAAATTAGCTCTTCGTTTGGTGTATTATTAGGTATTTTTTCAAATGGTACTGGTTCCTATGATTTTAAATCATCAACATCGGCAAGTATTAGAAGAACATCAATAATACCATCACCTGCTTCTCCGGCATTACCAAATGATGTAACCGCTAGTATAAGTTCATCTTTTGAAACCGTAATAGATATTATAAAAAATGGATTAAGTGTTGTACCAAAATTAACTTCTTCATTAAGTGCAAGTTTTTATATTGGTGGATTAGAACCAGTTCAAAGTGGTATCTCATCTTCAGTAGAAACAATTAATAAAGTAAGTGCAAGTTTTAGTATAATTTATAACATATTATCAAATGGTACTGGTAGTAATATTTTACCAATTCCAAATAACCATAGAAGAAATTATACAATTACAAATGTAAACAGTTCATCTTATAATTGGGATGGTGTTGGTAATAATCCTACAATAACTTTATTTAGAGGTGAAACTTATAAATTTTATGTAAGTGCATCGGAAGGACAAGGTGGAATTGATTATCCATTCTTTATAAGAACACAACCAGTTGAAACTATTGCAAACACTTTTGATTATAATAAAGGCGTAATAAATAATGGTGATAGTGTTGGTAATATTACGTTCACTGTACCATATGATGCACCAAATACATTATATTATACATCACAAATTAATAATACATTAAGTGGTAGATTCTTTATAATAAATAATTCAGAAACTCCAAGAGAATTAATTGCAAATACACTAACATATCCAGCAACTATAAGTGGAAGTGTGGCTAGTGAAGACACTGATATAATTAACGCATTTGAAATTCTTACCGGAAGTAAAGCATTTATTCAAGAAGAAGTAATACAGTATATTTCATCTTCTTGGAGTGGTGTAGATGGATTCTATTACAATGAGGCAACCTGCCGTAGAGATGTTGGTTTCTTGATTGATGCTGTTGCGCAAGACCTATTATTGGGTGGTAATGATAAAAGTATTACTGCAGGTAGATTCTATTACGAATATCCATCTAGTGCAATTACATCACAAAAAGACCCAACCAAAACAGCAGTAAAATACGCAGCTAGATTAGCAATTGAACTTATCAAAAATAAAACATTTAGGGATATTGATTTAGATGCATATACACAAAAAAGAAAAACTGCATGGCAAGTAATCAATAACAATAAATCATTTATACAAAATGAAACTATTGCATTTTTATCTTCTTCTTGGTCTAATTTTTATTATAATGAAGCAAAGTGTAAACGAGATGTTGGTTATATTCTAGATGCTGTAGCAACTGATACTCTATATGGAGGTAATGAAAGAAGTATTGAAGCGGGTGAATTTTATTATTTATATCCTTCATTAGCGATTGTTGAGGGAGATGGTGATGGTAATGGACAATTGGGACAAACTTTAGATGGTATTCGCTTTGCAGCAGGTTTAGTAAATAATTTAGTTGCAGGAAAAACATTTAGTTTACCAACTACATCTTCACAAGCTGCATACTCTTTAATAAGAAGTAATAAGAGTTTAATACAAAATGAAGTAATTGAATTTGTAAATGTTGCTTTTCCACAATTATCATATAACCAAGAAAAGTGTAGACGTGATGTTGGATACATATTAGATAATGTTTCAACTGACTTGTTGTATGGTGGAAATGAGAGAAGTGTAATAGCAGGTAAATATTATTATGAATACCCATCTATTGCTACAACAACTCAAAGAAGAGAAACAATTGGTGCAATTAAATACGCAAAAATTATTACTGATTATATTGTAAGTAATATTATTTTAGATACACCAAGAATTGTAAATAATGATGAGAGAAATTTTAAAGTTACAAATAATACAAATGTAACATCATCAAATAGTGGTACGCAAACTCAACAAAATTCTATTAGTAGTTCTTTTGCAATTATTGAAGGAATTATTAAAAGAGGTATATCCGCTGTACCTTCAATATTGGCACAAAATACGGGTTTAAATTGGGGTAAAGATAATCCTCTTAATGTAACATCTGGTTCACAGGTTACATCATCATTTGTATCTCCATCCGAAGTTAATAAAATTGGAAGTGGATATGATATTGTAAATACAATTATTGCAGGTGGTATTGCAGCTGAACCAGCAATCACATACTCACAGGCAAATGCGATAAAAGTAACTTCATTAGCACAATATAGTGGTTCAAATGCCGCAAGTGGTGCGTTAAGTAGTTCATTGTCCGCATCTATATCATTGATAGGTACAATAATTACAAATGGTACTGGTTCAATTCCACTTTATACATCAAGTGTAGCGGCAAACATTAAAGTAACTGCTACATCGTTAGAAACTTTGGCAATACCAGCAACAACTGCAGAATCACAAAGTATTAGTTCATCAATGAAACTTATTACCGATGTATTAGTAAGTGGTAAATCGGTAATACCTGTATTAACTTCTTCTTTATCTCAAAATATTAAAGTAAGTGCAACTGAACAATACGTTTCTTCATCTTATAGTGGAAGCTTGGAAGATGTTGCATTTATTTCATCTTCAATTTCAATTGTAACTAAAATTATTGAAAGAGGTGAGAGTGCAGGTGTATTTGGTAAGCAACCATATACGGCTCCATTATCATCATCTAATGCAAGAGCTGCTTATGAAATAATTAAACAAAATATTGATTTCATACAAGACGAAACAATAGCATATTTAAGTTCTTCTTGGAGTACATTTGAGTATGATGAAGCTAAATGCCGTAGAGATGTTGGATTAATTATAAGTGGTGCCGCTGAAGATTTAATTTTTAACGTAAATTCATCATCAGTAGTAAATGGACAATTCTATTATGAATATCCATCGCAGGCTACTGGTTCTCAATTGGCACAAACTTTAGATGGTATTAACTACGCAAGTAGATTAGCACAAAAATTAATTCAAAATATAGAATTACAACAATTTACTGGAAGTAGAGCAAGTGCTTCATTCTTGATATTGAATAACAAAGATTTTATAGCAGATGAAACCATAGCATATATGAGTTCATCTTGGGGAAGTTTTGATTACAATGAAACAACTTGTAGAAGGGATATTGGATATATTTTAGATGCAATCAGAACTGATATTATCTATGGCGGTAATGAAAGAACTAGAATAGCAGCGGATTACTATTTTACATATCCATCGGCAGCAACTGGTTCACAATTAATTCAAACAACTGATGCTATCAACTACGCAAGTAGATTAGCACAAAAGATTGTTGTTGGAGAAACATTCACACAAGCTTCACTTAATTCAATAAACGCAAGTGAGTTAATAAGAAGAAACAAAGAACTTATTGCGGCAGAAGTTGTAGAATATGTTTCATCTTCTTGGAGTGGAGTTTATTATAATGAGGCTAAGTGTAAAAGAGATGTGGGATATATTTTAGATGCAGTAAGAACTGATTTGGTATATGGTGGAAATGAAAGAAGTATTGTTGCTGGTGATTTTTATTATAGATATCCATCTGCAGCAACGGTGGGTGGAGAACCTTCCGTATCTCAGCAATTAGACCCAACTATAACAGGTGTTTATTACGCAAATCAATTAGTACAAAATATTATTAAGAATGTTAGTTTAACTAATCCATCTGAAGCTGTATTAGCCGCAAGAAAATTAGTAAAAGATAATAGAACATTCTTACAACAAAATACTATTGAGTATGTGAACGATACATATCCAACATTAAATTATATACAATCTAAATGCTTTAGAGATGTTGGATTTATAACTGATAATGTTTTAACTGATTTAGTATATGGTGGAAATGAGAGAGCAATTACTGCAGGAAGATTCTATTTCTTATACCCATCACAAGCAACGGATGCACAAGTAACCGAAACAACCGATGCAGTAAGATTTACGAGAGATTTGGCAAAGTTGGTTGCGATTGGTGGTAAGGCAATAGAAGATAGTTTTGATAATGTAGCAAAAATTATTGAAAGTGGTAGTTCTGCGTTTCCAACTTTAGTTTCAAATACTGAAAATGGTATTAAAAAGACTAGTGAAGTACAAACAATTACTTCAAGTATTGTAAATCAAACCGATAAAAACATTGTATCTCAATCATTTGGAAATGTAATTAATATTATAGATAAAGGTATTTCTGCAATACCAACAATTACATCTTCTTCAATAAAGGGTGTTATACGTTTAACTAATAATCAATTTAGTTCATCGGTACAACCACTTCCATCTGATTCTGCAAAAGTAACTACTGGTTTTAATATAGTATTGGATATTATAGCAAATGGTACTGGTTCAATTCCAAATTTGGTAAATAATGCAAGTGGATTAATTAAAAATACAAACTATCCTCAATTTATTTCAACCGCATCTATATCTAATACATTTATTACTGGCTCAAACAATAGTTTTGATATTGTTTTAGATATTGTGAAAGAAGGAACTGGCTCATTACCAACATTGGTAAAGAATGTAAACGCATTGTTGAGAATAACAAATGAAACTCAATATTCATCATCAGTTGCAGTATCTAAATCATTAGCTAATAATATAACTTCTAGTTTTAATAGAGTAATTAATATATTAGAAAATGGTACAGGCTCTTTACCAACACTTGTTCTAAATACTGTAAATAATATTAAAGTTACATCAACACCACAATACATTTCTGCATCATCTGCAACACAAACCGAAGTAAATGCAATATCGGCATCTATTTCAATAGTAACAAATATTATATCAAATGGTACTGGTTCATTTATAGCAAATTTACCTACATCATCATATACTTCATCGGTATCTTCATCGGCTGTATTAGCAGCATACGGAATATTAAAACAAAATATACCATTCATACAAAATGAAGTTATTGCTTATTTGAGTTCATCTTGGTCAACTGCATCTTATGATGAAGAAAAATGCCGTAGAGATGTTGGATTAATTATTAGTGGCGCAGCTGAAGACCTTATTTGGAATAGTAACTCCGCATCAGTAGTAAACGGTAAATTTTATTACGATTACCCATCTCAAGCACAAGGTTCACAATTAAATCAAACTTTAGATGGAGTATTCTATGCAAGTAGATTAGCACAAAAACTAATTGTAAATACGGTATTATCATATCCAAATTCACAATCATTAGTTGCACATGATATTTTAGTAAACAACAAAAGATTTATTCAAGAAGAAACAATTGCATATTTATCTTCTTCTTGGGCATCTCATTCTTATGACCAAAATACTTGTAAGAGAGATGTTGGTTATATAATTGACGCAGTGGCAACTGATGTTAAGTGGGGTGGCAACGAAAGAACAATTAAAGCAGGAGTTTATTATTACCTTTATCCATCAGAAGCAACAGGCTCACAAATACAAGAAACTGTTACTGGTATTGGATATGCAAGAGATTTGGCAGATAAACTATTAAGAGGTAATACATTTAGTAAAGTATCTCAAAATAGATTGCAGGCAAGAGAGTTGATTTACAATAATAAAGGATTTATTGCCGATGAAGTTATCGCATATGTTTCTGCAAGTTGGAGTACTGCATCATATAACGAACAAACATGTAAAAGAGATGTTGGTTATATTTTAGATGCAGTTGCAACTGATTTAGTTTATGGTGGTAATGAAAGAAGTATAGAGGCAGGGGAGTTTTATTATAGATACCCATCTCAAGCAACAACATCTCAATTAGGACCAACATTAAGTGGTATTAAGCACGCTAAGCATATGGTGGAGCAAATACTTAATAATAGAGTATTTGTAACAGCTTCACTTTCAGTTCAAACTACATATAATTTAGTAAAAGAAAATAAAGATTTAGTACAAACTGAAACTATTGGATTCCTTAATTCTGCATGGAGTTTTTTCCAATATGACCAAATTAAATGTAGAAGGGATGTTGGTTACATAATTGACGCTGTGGCAACTGATATACTTTATGGTGGAAATGAGAGAAGTAGAGAAGCTGGTGAATACTATTATTTATATCCATCTCTTGCAATAGTAGAAGGTGATGGTAATGATGAAGGACAATTAGACCAAACATTGGATGGTATTAAACACGCTAAAGGTTTAGTTGAAAAGGTAGCAAAAAATATAACATTATTACAACCTACTAATTCAGAACTTACTGCATGGAATTTGTTAAGACAAAATAAACAATTAATTCAAAAAGAAACTATTGCATTTTTGAGTTCATCTTGGACTAATGTTGGTGGTTTTACATTTAACGAATTAAGTTGTAGTAGAGATGTTGCGTATATTATTGATAATGTAGCAACTGACCTATTATATGGTGGTAACGAAAGAAGTTCTAAAGCAGGTGAATACTATTATTTATATCCTTCTGCAGCAGTATATACTTCATCAATTTCTCCAACAACGAATGCACAAAAAGGACCTACTATTGATGGTATTCAATTTGCAGCGGGTATTTCACAAAAAGTAATATCTTCACAATTATTGACTTCACCAACTGAATTTGTTTCATCTTCGTATAATCTTCTTAAAAATAATAGAACATTTATACAAAACGAAACTATTCAATTTATTGATGCTTTCTATCCATATTTGAGATATAATAGAGAAAAATGTAGAAGGGATGTTGGGTATATCGTTGATAACGTAGCAACTGACCTTTGGTATGGTGGTAATCAGAGAAGTATTATTGCTGGTGATTACTATTATAGATATCCATCTAAAGCAACTAAAGTTGACCAGGTAGTTGAAACTGTAGCGGGTGTTGAATATGCAAAATCACTTTCTAAAAAGATAGTTCAAAATTTACAATTATCTTCACCTACTTTAGTTTCAAATACTAATGCAAATATTAGAGTAAGTCATATAACTCCAATTACATCATCAATATCTGCCACAACAGTAGAAATTAATAAAGTGAGTTCATCATTTGCATTAGTTACTGAAATTATTGCAGGTGGATTGAATGTAGTACCACCACTTGTAACAAACTCAAGTTCTTCTATTAAAGTATCAAATGAATCTCAAATTACTTCATCTGTATCAGCAAGTTCAATTGAAGTTGGTATAACAACGGCATCATTTGGATTAATAAGAGATATTATTTATTGGGGTTCTGCGTCTGTGCCTGATAGTTTGGCAAATAATTACAATTATGGATTCCAATTAAGTACACCAACTTTATTGCATATTTCATCAATAACACAAAGTTTAGGAAGTGGAACGTATAACACCCAAACTGCAAGTATTAGTAGTTCATTTGGAAACGTAATTAATATTATAAACAATGGAACTGGTTCTATACCAACATTGGTTTCAAATACTTCTTCTTCAATAAAAACAACAACCGCAACCGCAATTTCAATTACGGGTAGTGGTTCTGAAATAAATAGAATTGGTAACTTGTTTGGTATTGTATTGAATATAGTAAATACCGGAACATCGGTAATTCCAACATTAATACCAAATACATCTGCAAGTATTAAAGTTACAGCAACACCGCAAATAATAAGTGGAAGTAGTGCAGATAGATTACAAGCTAAACTTATTTCTTCATCATTCTCTTTAGTAATTGATACATTATTAAATGATGGTACGAGTTCAGTTGTTTATGAGGCACCTGCTATTACTCCAAATACTAATGCAAAAATCAATAATGCGTATAATTTATTATTAGATAATAAACAAATGATTATAGATGAAACAATTGCATTTATGAGTTCATCTTGGTCAACATTTGTATATAATGAGGCAAGTTGTAGTAGAGATGTAGGGTTAATTATAAGTGGTGCAGCATTTGATTTATTATATGGTGGAAACTCCGCATCTTTCGTAAATGGAAGATTCTATTTTGACTATCCTTCTCAAGCTACTGGTTCTCAATTAGACCAGACTGTAACTGCATTAAAGTTTGCAGGTGGAATGGCTGAAAAAGTAGTTAGAAATACTGTATTAACACATTTTTCTTCATCATTTGTTTCTTCTTCTTGGGCATCATTAAGAACAAACAAACAATTTATAGTATCAGAATCTATTGCGTATTTAAGTTCATCTTGGCAAGGATTTGTGTATTCTCAATCTAAATGTGAAAGAGATTTAGGTTACATTATAGATGCGGTTGCAACCGATATTTTATATGGTGGTAATGAGAGAAGTATTATTGCAGGTAGATATTATTATGATTACCCATCCGAAGCAACTGATGAACAATTAGAACCAACATTAACCGGCGTTAGACATGCTAGGGGATTAGCGATGAATATTGTGAGTGGTTCAACATTTGTATCACCATCTGCTAACAACCAAACCGCATATAATCTAATTAAAAATAACAAAACTTTCATTCAGGAAGAAACCGTAGCGTTTGTAAACGCTAAATGGCCTGAGTTGGATTATATTGAATCTAAATGCCGTAGAGATGTTGGATATATTGTAGATGCAGTAGCAACTGACCTATTATACGGTGGTAATGAAAGAAGTAATAAAGCTGGAGAGTTCTATTACTTATATCCTTCATTGGCAACCGAATCAGAGCAGGTAGTTGAAACAACAACTGCAATTGATTATGCTAGAAGATTAACTGAGCAAATCATTAATAGTAACTTAATAGCAGAACCACAAATTATATTGAATACTGCGAATAATATTAAAGTTACTGGAACAACACAATACTCAGCTTCATACTCAGCATCCGCATATGAAGTGAATAGAGTAAGTTCATCATTTGCAGTAGTAACAAATATTGTAGAAGTTGGTACGGGTTCAATTCCATCATTAATTTCAAATACATCTGAAAGTATTAAGTTTACAAATGCAAATCAGTATATAACTGCATCATCTAATTATGGAACAACTTATGAGGCTTCTTTAATTTCAGCATCAATTTCAATAGTAACAAATATTGTGGCAATTGGAACTGCTTCATTACCAACTCCTGTAGTTTACACAACTCCATCAACTGCATCTAATGTTTATTACGCATATAACTTATTAAAAGAAAACATAGGATTCATTCAAAATGAAACTATCGCGTATATTAGTTCTTCTTGGAGTACTGCATCTTACGATGAAACTAAATGTAAGAGAGATGTTGGATTGATTATTAGTGGTGCAGCTGAAGATATGTTGTTTGGTGTAGATTCTGCATCAATTGTAAATGGTAAGTTCTATTTTGAATCAGCATCACAAGCAACTGATTCTCAATTGAACTACACATTGGATGGATTATTCTACGCAAGTAAATTAGCACAAAAAGTACTTCAAAATATTGAGTACCAAACAGCTTCAATTGAAAGAACAACTGCATGGACATTGCTAAATCAAAATAAACCATTTATTCAGAATGAAACAATAGCGTATATTAGTTCATCTTGGGTGACTGGTTCTAATTCTGATGTAGCATTTACATATAACGAAGATAAGTGTAAGAGAGATATTTCTCACATTATAGACGCTGTTGCAACCGATGTTTATTATGGTGGTAATGAAAGAATAAGAACTGCGGGATTATATTATTACTTATATCCATCAGCGGCAACTGGTTCTCAATTAGATGAAACATTGGATGCTATGAGATATGCAGGGCAATTGGCACAAAAAGTAATTGTAAATACTCAATTCTTTACCGCTTCAATCTACGCATCAGCATCTCACGCGTTAATGAAACAAAATAAGGCATTCATACAAGAAGAAACTATTGCTTATGTAAGTTCTTCTTGGGTTGGTTTACAATATACCGAATCTAAATGTAGAAGGGATGTTGGACACCTAATAGATGCCGTATCAACTGATATTCTTTATGGTGGTAATGAGAGAAGTGCTAAAGCAGGATTGTATTATTTCTTATATCCTTCATTGGCTACTGGTTCTCAATTAGAATCTACTGTAAATGCAATTGATTACGCGGGTGGAATAGCTAAGAACATTATTCAAAATAAAGTATTTGTTACCGCATCGCAAGTAGTATCTGCTTCAGTAGCATTGTTAAGAAGTAATAGAGAGTTTATACAAGAAGAAACATTACATTACTTAACATCAAGTTGGGCTAACTTTAATTATGATAAAGCTAAGTGTAGACGAGATGTTGGATATATTATTGATGGTGTAGCAACTGACCTATTGTATGGTGGTAATGAAAGAACTGTGATGAGTGGAGAATTCTATTTCAAATATCCATCTAAAGCAACTTTATTGGGCGATGGAGATGGTGATGGGCAATTAAAACAAACCAATGATGGTATAAACTACGCAAGTAGAATAGCACAAAAGGTAATACAAAACGTTGAGTTTAATACAGCATCTTTGGCAGTATCTTCTTCAGTTTACTTATTAAGAGAAAACAAAAACTTTATTGCGGCGGAAGCTATTGCATATGTTTCATCTTCTTGGAGTGGTGTTAAATATAACGAAGCAAGTTGTAGTAGAGATGTTAAGTATTTGATTGATGCAGCAACAACTGACCTTCTTTATGGTGGACAAGAAAGAAGTGTAATAGCGGGAACATACTATTATTTATTCCCATCAAGGGCAACTAACGCAGGTGTACCTTCTGAACAAAACCAATTGGACCCAACAATTACTGGTGTAAGATATGCGGGAAGATTGGCAAGTAAATCAGTAACAAATCCAACTTATGTAGATGTGTGGGTTGCTTCTGGTTCATTAATGAGAACGGCTCAACTATTAACATTCAATAAACCATTAATTCAAAAAGAAACAATTACTTTCTTGAGTTCTTCTTGGAGTACATTAAAATATAACGAAGTAAGTTGTTCTCGTGATTTAGGATTTATTATAGACGCTATCAGAACTGACTTGGTATATGGTGGTAATGAAAGAAGTATTGAGGCAGGTTCTTATTATTATAGAATACCTTCAGTAGCAATCGCAGAATCATATACTGATAATGGTGAAGTTGGACAAAAGAAACAAACTGTAGATGGTATTAACTTTGCAAGAGGTATAGCTGAAAAATTAGTTAGAAACACTCAATTAACTTATTTAGCACCTTCTACAAAGAGAAGACAAGCAGCAGCAAGATTAGTAGCGGCTAAAGATGAATTGAAACAAAGAGCAATCGGATATACAAATGGAGCATTCCCATATTTAGTATATAATGAAGCTAGTTGTTCAAGAGATACTGGATTGATTGTTGATGCATGTGCAACTGATTTGTTGTATGGTGGCAATGAAAGAGCAATTGCAGCAGCATCTTCTTACTATACAGGACAATATGGAAGTGCACAAGCGGTAATTTCTTCTCAAAAATTAGAGACTCTTGAAACAAATAGATATTTAAGAACGAGAGCTGAGTTTATCGCAGCTGGAGCACCATTGGAATCATTTGGTTCTCTAATTGTGGCAACTGGTATTGACTACTCCTATAATGGTAGTGGTGTGACATTTAAAGCACTCCCTCCAAACCAAGGTGGTAGTGGTGTTGCAAATCCGGCTTTTGAAATTACCGAATTGGGTGGGGGTAGAATCTTCTTCACATCCGGTAACCAAGATGGTGACTTTAGAATCGGTACTGGTTTAAGTATTAACCAGGCAACTGGTACTCTTGTGGGTAGAACGTTTAGTAAATCTCTATTCTCATTGGTAACTCCGTTCTCATTGGCACTTCAAATATAAAAGGAAAATAAAAAGAAATGGCAAATGTATTTGTACCGTTAAACCGATTTCAGTCAGTAGTAACATCTCTGACTGGTGAGCAGGATGAAGTTTATGTTACGCCGGTAGGTGTTTCATCAATTGTTCTTTCTGCACAAATTACAAACAATAGTTTTGTTACACAGCCTGTAACTATATTAGTAACATCTAATAGAGAAATTCCATTACCATCTTTTGAAGGTGTTTATAGTGGTAGTTCTTTTATAAGCGCATCTGTTGGTGGGTTTGTAACATTAGATAATTTTAGTGGAAGTTTTGATAGTGCATCGGCACTTCTGGCTCTTAATAGACAATTTTTAAGAAAAGAAGTGGCTGCATATTCATCATTTCAAAATAATCTTTCTGAAACTCCTTTTGTATTTACTTCTTCAAGATTTGAAAATTACGCTTTAGATTTAGCAGACGCAATTTCTTATGATTTAGATAATAATCTAAAAATTAGAACTGATAAAGCTGCAAAATCATATTTTACAAAAAACGGTATTAATATTATAAAAACAAATTTTCCTGAGGAATATTCATCATCGTTAGACGCTTTAGAATATTTTAATTATTTAAGTCAACAAGTAATAAAAAATCAATCAGTAACAGCATCTCAATTTGTTAGTAGATTGTATCAAAACACAGTAACTCAATCTTTTAATTCTTTTAGTCCTACAACTTTACAATTTAGTAGTTCTGCTTATGTTATAAATGGATTAGTAAATACTGTAATAAACACAATTGAAAATCCAACTTTAATAGCACAAAATCCTATTCAGTTGGTTACAAACGTAACAATTCCGGCAGCGGATTCACTTTCACCTGTTGTAGCAGGTAAATTAGTATTAGAGGAAGGATATGGCTTTATTGTTTCTGGCTCGCCAGATTTATCAGTAATTCTTTCACTTCTTGAATCTGCAAATGAATAACGATATAAATTATCTATTAATATTTATAGGTGATTTTTTAGATATTTATAACAAAGCTGGTAAGTACGAATGGCAATAAGTAATCTTTTAACGGGTAGGGTAAGGGTAGTTTCACCCAAAAATGTAACACCGGATAGGTATCAATTTATAGATTTATCTCAAGTTGAACCAAATTTAGGTGTTCCAAACTTTTCTGCTTCACTTTCTGGCTCCCCTGCGATAGTAGTTTCGGATGACCAGGGTAATAGAGGATTTGTAAGGAGTTTAGATTTAGATAGAGTAACTGGACAATTTACAGGTTCTTTTACTGGTAGTGCTACATCATTAAGTGGTAGTTTTACGGGTTCTTTTTCCGGCTCTTTTTCCGGTTCGTTTAGTGGTGATGGTAGTGGATTAAGAAATCTACCTGATGCAACTTTTATAGCAAGTGGTTCGGCAACTGCCTCTTTTATTAATAATGATTTATTAGTCAATACAAATACTAGGATACAAGGTGATTTATATGTAGATGATACAATATACGCTGAGCAGATTTTAGTATCTTATATTTCTTCTTCAATAATTTACTCATCAGGTTCAAATGTATTTGGTGATGAGGAAACTGATATACAACAATTTACAGGTTCGGTAGAAGTAAGAGATAGATTAAATGCATATGTGATTTCTGGTTCAACTATATCAGGTAATCTTACGGGTTCATTTATAGGAAGTGCAAGCGCTTTTGGTACTTTCACAGGTTCTGCGGAATTGACAGGTTCTTTTAGCGGTTCATTTACTGGTTCATTTTTTGGTGATGGTAGAAATTTAATAAATCTGCCTGAAGCTACTAAATTGGCAACAGGTTCTATAACCGCATCTGTAACACCTGAATTTGGATTTAGAGTAGAATCAATAGAGAGTGGTTCAGAATTTACTGGTAGTGTTGATATATCTGGTAGTTTATTTATAAATCCATTTAGTGGCTCTATACAATTAAGGTCAGGTTCAGTATATTATGGTGAAGGTAAATATTTGAGAGAAATACCTCGTTCGGCACTTACTGAAGATGCTTTAATTAGTACCGAAATCAAATCCGGTTCAGTAACTGCTTCAGTAGCACCAAATTTTGGATTTCAAGTAATTTCAGTAGATAGTGGTTCTCGTATTACAGGTAGTGTGTTTATTACCGGAAGTATGATTATTACTGCTACAAGCGGTGCACTTATTTTGGGTTCATCATCTGCATATTTTGGTGAAGGTACTTATTTAAGAAATATTCCAAGAAATGCACTTACCGAAGATGCATTAATATCAGTAGAAATTAAAAGTGGTAGCGTAACTGCATCAGTTTCTCCTGATAGGGGGTTTGTAGTAACATCACCTTTTAGTGGTTCAAAATTTACTGGTTCTTTATTTGTAACCGGTGGTATTGTTCAATTAGCAGATGGTTCTTTTTATTCTGGTAGTGGTGAGGGATTATTTAATATTCCATTATCCGCTTTAGCAGAAGAAGTTGTAGCAGCAACAAGAATTCAGACTGGTTCGGTGACCGCATCAGTTTCTTTGGATAAAGGATTTCAGGTAATATCAGAAGCAAGTGGTTCTCAATTTACCGGTAGTTTAAAAATAAGTGGTAGTAGAGTAGAATTATATTCTGGTTCTTATTCTGGTAGCGGTAGATTCCTTTTTGATATTCCAAAAACGGCAATATCTGATTTAGATACATCAAAAATATTTAGTGGTTCATATACCGCATCAATTACACCAGATTACGGATTTACTGTAAATACTCGTTCAACAATTAGTGGTAGTTTTGTAGTATCATCTTCAGCAGAACCGCTAGCAACCTCATCAATACCAAATTATTTTTATGTAACTTCAGCTGGTTCATCTGCATATGTATTTGATGGTGCAGCAAGTGGACAAAACCCAGCATTGACTTTAGTAAGAGGGGTAACTTACCGCTTTGAAGTAAATGCAAACGGGCATCCTTTCTTTATAAAAACAACTGCCACAACTGGTACAGCAGCACAATATAATACTGGAGTTGTAAATAACGGTGAAGATAGTGGTTCAGTATATTTCACACCTCCTTCGGGTTCACCTGATACTTTATTTTATCAGTGTCAATTCCACTCTGCGATGGGTGCATCAATGAGTATAGTTGATAACTTATATCTTCAAGATAGAATTTTATTTGAAGGCAATACTGCTATAAGTGGTGGATTGTATGTAAGAGATTATGTAAGAGCAAGGGAATTTACAGGCTCTTTTAGTGGTTCATTCTTTCAAGGAGATGGTAGTGGATTATTTAATATTCCACGTTCTGCATTTACCGGTGATGCATTTAGAATAGCATCAGGTTCAATTACCGCATCAACAACACCTGATTTTGGATTCAAAGTTGAAACCGATAGAACGGGCTCAGCGTATGGTTCTCAATTTACAGGTTCTGTTGATATAAGTGGTAGTTTGAGAGCTTTTATAGTCAGTGCTTCTTTAGTATCTGGTTCTTTTGTAGGAGATGGTAGTGGATTGAGAAATGTTCCATCGGAAGTATCAAACAGAATTTCAAGTGGTAGTGTAACCGCATCAGTAAATCCTGATAGTGTTGGTTTTAAAGTTGAATCTGCTGAATTTGGTTCTAGATTCACTGGTTCGTTGTTTATTACTGGTGGTGGTGTATTTTTGGAGACGGGTTCTTCATTTAGTGGTAGTGGTAGATTTCTTTACGATATTCCACGTTCTGCTTTATCTTTTGATATTTCGTTAATTGCTAGTGGTAGTGTAACCGCATCGGTAGCACCTAATTTTGGATTTAGAGTAGAATCAATAACAAGTGGTTCAAGATTTAGTGGAAGTTTATTCATAAGTGGAGGTGGTGTATTCTTATCATCCGGTTCATCATATTCTGGTAGCGGTAGAAATTTATTTGATATACCTCGTTCCGCAATATCTGATTTAGATACTTCTAAAATCTTTAGTGGTAGCGTTACCGCTTCAGTAGCACCTAATTTTGGATTTGTAGTAAATTCAGTAGCAAGTGGTTCTGCATTTAGTGGTAGTTTAAGTGTAAGTGGCAGTGCAAGATTTAGAATGGGAGTTTCCGCATCGGTATTTAGTGGTAGTGGTGCTGGATTGACAGATATTCCGTTTTCAGCACTTTCGCAAGAATTATTTAGAATTGCAAGTGGTAGTGTTACTGCCTCTGCATTACCTGATAGAGGATTTATCGTTGAATCGTCAGATTTGGGTTCTAGAATAACGGGTAGTGTTGCTATAACTGGAAGTTTAAGAGTAACAACAACATCGGGCTCATTAATTTTAGATTCATCATCTGCATATTTTGGTGAAGGTACTTATTTAAGAAATATTCCAAGAAATGCATTAAGTGAAGATGCATTGATATCAACTGAAATCAAATCTGGTTCAGTAACGGCATCAGTTTCACCTAATTTTGGATTTGTAGTTAAATCTGCCGCAAGTGGTTCATTCTTTACTGGTAGTGTAAGAGTAAGTGGAAGTCTTTATGTAGAAAGTGGTTCTTTCTTTGTTGGGGATGGTTCTAAATTAACAAATATTACATTAGCCAATTTAGCAATTGATTCTACAAAAATATTTAGTGGAAGTGTAACAGCATCAATAGCACCTGATAGAGGATTTGAGGTTAATACATATTCCACAATTAGTGGTAGTTTTATAGTTTCATCATCGGCAAGAGAAGTACTAACTTCATCTTTATTTCCTGTTTATAATGTAACTAATAATGGAAGTGGTGAGTATGTGTTTAGTGGTTCAATACAAGGTTCAAATCCAACACTTACTTTAGTAAGAGGTGTCACTCATACTTTTAACATAAATGCAAGTGGACACCCATTCTTAATTAAGACAACACAAACAACAGGTACTGCAAATCAATATAATAGTGGAGTATCTAACAATGGTACTGATAATGGAACAATAACATTTACTCCACCATCTGGTTCTCCAAATGTTTTGTATTATAACTGTCAATTGCATTCATCTATGGCAGGTACAATGAATATTGTAGATTCAATTGTAATACCTGCGGAAATTAAATTTATTGGTGCAACTAAAATAGAAGGTACATTAACCGCTTCAATGTATAGTGGTAGTGGTAGAGGATTATTTGATATACCTCGTTCAGCATTATCAGAAGAAGTATTCCGTATAGCGAGTGGAAGCGTAACCGCTTCAGTAGCACCTGATTATGGATTTAAAGTAGAATCCGTAGATAGTGGTTCACAATTTACCGGTAGCTTATTGATTACTGGTAGTATGATAATAAATGCAACTTCTGGAGCATTATTGCTTGAATCATCTTCTAATTTCTTTGGAGAGGGTGCATATTTAAGAAACATACCTCGTTCAGCACTTACTGAAGATGCATTAATATCTGCTGAAATTAAATCTGGATCCGTAACAGCATCGGTATCTCCTGATTTTGGATTCGTTGTACTAACTCCATTTACATCATCATTTGGTGAAGATGGTTCGTTTACGGCATCTATTGCATCTCAATTTACAGGTTCTGTTTCAGTAAGTGGTAGTTTATTTATATCAGATATAAGTGGCGGATTATTTATTGATTCTAGTTCATTCATATACGCTGAAGGTACTTATTTAAGACGTATTCCAAAATCAGCATTAACAGAAGATGCACTTATTAGTACTGAAATCAAATCAGGTTCAGTAACTGCATCGGTTACTCCTGATGAAGGATTTAGAGTAATAACTCCATTCACACAATCGCAAGTTGGTTCTCAATTCACTGGTTCTATTGAAGTTAGTGGAAGTATAAGAGCAACTGAATTCTTATTTGGTGACGGTAGATATATTACAAATGTACAAGCGGCAGCAGCACCATTAATTGCTAGTGGTAGTGCAACTGCATCCGTTCAAAGTGGTGATACATTTATTATTACAACTGCAGCAACTGGTAGTGGTTTGGATGTACAATATGGTTCTAGATTCACTGGTTCTATTGATGTAAGTGGAAGTGTTAAAGCACAATATCTTGTTGGTGATGGTTCTTATATTACTAATGTACAAGCGGCAGCTGCACCATTCATTGGTAGTGGTTCGGCAACAGCATCAGTTCAAAGTGGAGATACATTTATTGTAACAACCGGAGCAACTGGTTCACAAATTGGAACTAGAATTACTGGTTCTGTAGATGTTAGTGGTAGTATTACAGCGTTTGCATTTGTTGGAGATGGTTCTCAATTAACAAACGTAGTTGCGGCAGCATCTCCTTTGATTGCTAGTGGTAGTGCAACCGCATCGGTAGCAAGTGGTGATAGATTTCAAGTCATAACTTCACCTCAATCTGGCTCATTTAAAGCAGAAATTACAGCCTCATTGGCGGTTAGTGGTGCAATTACAGCATCAATATATTTTGGTGATGGTGGCGGATTATTTAATATCCCACCTGATGCGATTGAAAACTTGGAGTTATTTAAAATTAACTCTGGCTCAGGCGTTGCTATTATTGACCCAAATATATTAAATGTAAACGTACCAATTACTGCTGCAAGATATGACGGAGATGGTAGTGGATTATTTAATATCCCACCGGAAGCATTAGATGATTTAAAGATTGATAGAATTCAGTCTGGTTCAGTTGAAGCAGTAATATCACCAAATAAAGGATTGCAAATTGGAACTAGAACATTCGTATCTGGTAACTTAAGTGTAACCGGTGCATTGTTCGTTACAGGTGGAAACATTGTAGCAAACTCTGGTTCTGTTTTCTTTGGTGATGGTAGTGGATTGACAAATATCAATATTGCTAACTTATCGTTTGAAACATTTATATTAAAGAGTGGTTCAGCAACGGCATCAATTTCACCTGATAAAGGATTTGTAGTTAATACATCTTCATTTGTTTGGGGTGATTCTTATGTTGATGGTAGATTGAGAGCAAATGAAATTACGGCAAGTCATTATTTATTTTCTCCATTAGTTAGTGGTTCATTCTTGGGTACATACAATTTCCAAGGAGTAGGACCAACTGCATCTGCTGAATATGATATTTTAAGATTTGACGAAGCGAGAGGATATTTTGTACCACAACCTGAAACTTCATTAACTGAAACTGTATCTTTTAATAATGTAAGTACTTTAACAATTGTACATAATTTGGGTATTAGATATCCAGTTGTACAAGTTTACGCAACAGGTTCGGAAGACCAAATTATACCTGGTACTGTAAAATCAATTGATGATGATACTATTCAATTAATATTTGCTGGATTAACCTCTGGACACGTTGTAATTGGTAGTGGTGGTTCATTGATTAATGGTACGATACCTGGTGATAGAGTGTTTGGTACTGTACTTTCTGCATCATACGCTGTTAAAGCAGGATTTGCTGATGCGGTAACTGGATTTGATTCAGCATCACTTTCGGCTTTATCTGCATCATTAGCAAATGCAAATGAATATGTAAGAAATAACCAAACATCTTCAATGGCGGTATTTAGTGCAGTAAGTTCATCTTACGCATTAACCGCATCTTACGCATTAAATGCTGGACAAGGTGGAGGAACTGATTTATTTATTTTCCATACCGGTTCATTAACAAAATCTCAAGTTGCTAAAATTAACTTTAGTGGTTCGGGTGTTGATGTAATTGCATCTGGCTCGGATGGTGTATTAGTAACTATAAATGGTGGATTAGCACAAACATCATTGACAGCATCCTATGTACTTTCATCTGATGTTGATGGTCCATTGGGAATGGATAGTATAACTTTTGCAAGAACTGCATCTTATGCAATGTTTGCATTAAATACCCCATCATCCGATACATCATCATTCTTAAACATCAATACAAACCAAACAATAAATGCATCACTTACAATTAGTGGAAGTTTAGGTGTAAGTGGAAGTGTATTTTTTAGTAGTAGTGTAGCATTACAAAGTTTACCATCTGGTTCTTCAAATGAGGTGGTAATTTGGGACCCAATAACAAAAAGATTAGCATATAGAAACGTAGCAGCAGCGGTAGGTTCTTCTGGTACAGGTGGTACTTCTGGTTTTGATGGTTCATCTGGTTCATCGGGAACTTCTGGTACTTCTGGCTCAACTGGCTCTGCAGGTAGTTCGGGTTCTAGTGGCACATCTGGTACCGATGGTTCATCAGGTTCTTCTGGTAGTTCTGGTTCATCTGGTACTGCTGGAACTTCCGGAAGCTCTGGCTCTAGCGGAAGTTCAGGAAGTTCCGGCTCATCTGGTACTTCCGGCTCATCAGGTTCTAGCGGCAGCTCTGGTACAAGCGGAAGCTCTGGTACAACAGGTTCATCTGGTAGTTCTGGTACATCTGGAAGTAGTGGCACTGCAGGTACAAGTGGAAGCTCCGGCACATCTGGTAGTTCTGGAAGTTCGGGCACATCCGGCACATCTGGCACAAGTGGCACATCGGGTTCTTCTGGCACAAGTGGCACCTCAGGAAGTTCTGGTACATCTGGAAGTTCTGGTACAACTGGTTCAGATGGTACATCGGGAACATCAGGTAGTGGAGGCACATCTGGTTCTTCTGGTACAAGTGGCACATCAGGAAGTTCTGGTACATCTGGCACCTCAGGAAGTTCGGGTAGTTCTGGTACATCTGCAACATCAGGTAGTGGAGGTACTTCTGGTTCAGGAGGTACTGCAGGCACATCAGGTACAACTGGTACCGGAGGCTCATCTGGCACCTCAGGAAGTTCTGGTACATCAGGAAGTTCTGGTTCATCTGCAACTGCAGGTACGGGTGGTACATCTGGTACAAGCGGCACAAGTGGTAGTTCTGGTAGTGGAGGCTCATCGGGAACATCTGGTTCAGATGGTACATCTGGTACTTCGGGAACTTCAGGTAGTAGTGGTGAAGCGGGCACATCAGGTACTTCAGGTAGTGGAGGCACATCGGGCACATCCGGTACAAGTGGCACCTCAGGAAGTTCCGGCTCATCTGGTACTACGGGTTCAGCAGGTACTTCAGGAAGTTCAGGAACAAGCGGAGTAGATGGCACATCGGGAACATCTGGTAGTTCGGGTAGTTCTGGCTCAAGTGGAAGTTCTGGTACCACAGGTTCATCAGGTTCATCTGGTAGTTCTGGAAGTTCAGGAACATCTGGTAGTAGTGGTACTAGTGGCAGCTCAGGCACAACGGGTTCATCTGGTACAACAGGTTCTTCGGGTACATCTGGAAGCTCTGGTACTGCAGGTTCTTCAGGTGTTGATGGCACATCCGGTACATCGGGTACATCTGGCACATCTGGTTCATCAGGAAGTTCAGGAAGTTCGGGTAGTTCTGGTACAAGCGGAAGTGATGGTTCATCTGGTACTGATGGTAGTAGCGGTTCAGCGGGCAGCTCAGGTTCATCAGGAAGTTCAGGAAGTTCGGGTACATCAGGTTCATCGGGTAGTTCTGGTTCCTCTGGAACTGCAGGTTCTTCGGGTACTGATGGTAGTTCCGGCTCGGGAGGAAGTTCTGGCACCGCAGGTAGCAGTGGCACAACGGGTTCATCCGGTACAACTGGCTCTGATGGCACAAGTGGAATTGATGGTACAAGTGGAAGCTCAGGTAGTTCGGGTTCATCGGGTTCATCATCAACATCAGGTTCATCTGGTACAACCGGGTCTTCTGGTACAACCGGCTCTGAAGGTACTTCGGGCACCTCTGGCAGTGATGGTAGTAGCGGTACTGATGGCTCATCTGGTTCAGCAGGTTCATCGGGTAGTGCAGGTTCATCTGGTAGTTCAGGAACAACGGGCTCATCTGGTACAACTGGTTCTGATGGTACGAGTGGTATAGATGGAAGTAGTGGCACATCCGGCTCATCTGGTACCGATGGTAGTAGTGGAAGTGGAGGCACATCCGGTACATCTGGTAGTTCTGGCTCATCCGGTTCTTCTGGTTTGAATGGAACGTTCTTTGGTTCATCAGGTACATCGGGAAGTTCGGGTAGTTCTGGTTCATCTGGTAGTGGAGGAAGCTCTGGTAGTAGCGGCTCGGATGGTACAACTGGCTCAGCAGGTACATCTGGTTTAGATGGTACATATTTTGGAAGTTCGGGTACATCGGGTACAAACGGTACCACTGGTACTGCAGGTTCATCTGGATTAGATGGAACTTCAGGCTCTAGCGGGCTCTCTGGTACTGATGGCACTTCGGGTAGTGGAGGTACATCTGGTTTAGATGGAACTTATTTTGGTTCATCTGGTACCACAGGTACATCGGGCACCGGAGGGACAAGTGGCGTAGACGGTACATCGGGTATAAGTGGAAGTTCGGGTTCTTCAGGTAGTTCTGGTCTAAATGGTACATTCTTTGGTAGTAGTGGTTCATCGGGTTCTTCTGGTTCTTCAGGCGAATCGGGTACATCTGGTAGTGGAGGTACAACTGGCTCAGCTGGTTCATCAGGTTCTTCTGGTAGTTCAGGATTAAATGGTACATTCTTTGGTTCATCTGGTACCGCAGGAAGTTCGGGTAGTACAGGTACCGCAGGTTCATCTGGATTGGACGGAACCGGTGGAACATCTGGTACTTCAGGTAGTTCAGGTAGCAGTGGATTAAATGGTACATTCTTTGGAAGTAGTGGAACATCGGGTAGTTCAGGCTCAACTGGCACCGCAGGTAGTTCTGGAGTAAGTGGTACTGATGGAACATCTGGTAGTTCGGGTTCCTCTGGTCTAAATGGTACATTCTTTGGAAGTAGTGGAACTGCAGGAAGCTCTGGTTCAAATGGCACTTCGGGTGTAAATGGAACAAATGGTTCAGCTGGAAGCTCTGGTAGTACAGGTACCGATGGTACATCTGGCACTTCTGGTAGTTCTGGTCTAAATGGTACATTCTTTGGAAGTAGTGGAACTTCTGGTACATCTGGAGCACAAGGTTCGCAAGGAGACGCAGGTACATCAGGTACTTCAGGAACAACTCCTCCAGGCTTTACTTCTGGTACATCTGGTACTGATGGATTTAGTGGAACATCGGGTTCTTCGGGCACATCAACACCAGGAATTTCATCTGGTACATCGGGTAGTGCTGGTGTAAGTGGAACGTCTGGTACTTCAGCATTAGGAGTAACATCGGGGACAAACGGTAGTTCTGGTGTAAATGGTACAAATGGTACTTCTGGATTCGCATCATTTAGTGGTACGCTTGATAATGGTGTATTAACATTAGAAGGAACACCTCCGAATGTAAGAGTTGAAGATAATATGACATTCAATGGTAGTACATTGGCTATTACCGGAAATGTGACAGTAACAACTTCAATTGCTGCAAGTACTTTCATATCAGCAACAACATTTAGAGAAACTTATGCAGACCAAGGAACTGGTGGAAGTGTAACAATTGACCTTTCAACCGGTAATAACTTTAGAAGACAATTTAATGGAGCCGCAACAATAGCATTTAGTAATCCACCTGCTTCAAACGCGTTTGGATTTACTTTAACAACAGTAAATGCGGGAGCATTTGCTATAACATGGCCAGCAAGTGTTGATTGGCCAGGTGGTACAGCACCTGTATTAACATCAGCCGGTACGGATGTATTAACATTCTTTACATTTAATGGTGGTACAACATATTACGGATTTGTAGTAGGAAAAAATATTAGTTAATAATTAGAGTTATGAGTATAGCAAGAAAATTAATACCAACGGGAGAAGAAACGTTTCCTTTTAAATTTCAAGTAACAACAACAGCGGCAAACACCGTTTTTACTTGTCCATTATCTGATTTTGGAGGTCTTTCTCCAAATCTTAATATAGATTGGGGAGATGGTTCTAATTCTGGTTTAATAACTTCTTCTTCTTCGGTAGCAAGAATTCATACTTATGTTTCTGCTGGAACATATACAATTACAATTAGCGGATTAATGCCTGGCTTTACAGTAAATAATTCGGCATCAATTAGAAATTTAATAACAGCGATTGTTCAATGGGGTAGTGTTGGTTCTAGAACTATAAATTTTTATGGATGTGTAAATATTACATCTATACCTTCAAGTGCAAGTATGAGTGCAGTTGGTGGCTACGATGGCTTAAATGAAATGCGTTCATTTGCAAATTTTATGAGAGCCACACGTATAACAACGATACCTTCGGATATATTTGCATTCTCTCCTTTAGCAACAACATTTTCGGATACGTTTTCATCCATACCAACGTTATCAACAGTGCCTTCGGGATTATTTGATGCAAATACAAGTGCAACTATATTTTCTTCTTGCTTTTTTGCGTGTACCGGTTTAACATCAGTACCATCAACATTATTTGACCAAAACACATTAGCAACAAACTTTTCGGGTACATTTAGAAACTGTTTATCATTAACAAACGTTTTACAATTTACCTTTAATACTTCTGTAACAATTTTTAATAGTTGTTACAATATGAGTACAACTACAAATTCTTTAACAGGTACAGCACCAGAACTTTGGAATAGAGTACCAACACCATCGGGAGTTGATTGTTTTAATAACTGCACAGGTTTATCTAATTTTGCTTCAATTCCATTAAACTTTAAGTAATTATGTATTTAAGAATTGTAAATAATGAAACAACATATCCTTACTCTTTAAAACAATTAAGAGAAGATAATCCGCGAATCAGTTTCCCATCAGAGATGACGGAATCGGTAATGAATGAATATAATATATTTGAAGTAAGACAAACCCCAAAACCAAATGATTATACAAAAAATATTACCGAAGGAACACCAATATTAGTAGATGGTGTTTATTATCAAAATTGGGTTCAAACCAACGCCTCGCAAAGTGAGATAGATAATAGAATAGAAATTAAGTGGGAAGAAATTAGACAAATTAGAAACGAATTATTAATAGAATGTGATTGGACACAATTAGCTGATATTCCAAATGAAACTAAAACAATTTGGCAATCGTATAGACAACAGTTAAGAGATGTGACAACACAAACAACCCCTTTTAATATAGTATGGCCGGTAAAACCTTAATTGGGATTGTTTTATATTTATACCTATAAGTTTAATAATTAAGGTAAAATGGTAATTCACAGCCCCATATTTTCAGGTTCAATCATTCAAGATAGAAATAACGCATATGCGGATTTGAGTGGTTCGTTTACTGGTTCGGTGACGGGTTCTTTTAAAGGTACTATTGATGTACAACAAGCATCATTTGATAATCTTGTTGTAAATAATAGTTTATCAGTTAGTGGTTCAATTAGAATGACAGGTTCTATGAATTTAACTGCTGGAGGATATTTAGTAGATGGAGTAAATGTTTTAGATTCAGCAATTGCATTTGCAATAGCTTTAGGATAAAATTAGAATAAATGGCAAACGCTTTTAAAAATAGTATTACAGGTTCAATTGGAACAACAGGTGTGACAGTTTATACAACACCTGCAAACACATCAACAACCGTAATTGGAGTTGGTGTAGCAAATGTAAATTCTCAAAATATTTCTGTTAGTGTGATGGTAAGAGATAGTTCTTCCAATAAAACAGCGTATTTAGTAAAGGATTCATTAATTTTACCTGGTAGTTCTAACGTATTAGTTGGTGGTGAACAAAAATTAGTATTGGAGACTGGAGATTTTCTTTCAGTAACATCATCATTAGCTAGTTCAGCGGATGTAATTGTTTCGGTATTGGAGATAACATAAAAGTTGTAATGAATGGAGTATTTAGGTAAAAGTCCTAATGGTTTAAATCAATTAAGTTCATCCTTAATTGGATTATTTGTAAGTGGAAGTAAAATTGCTGACTTTTCATCTGCATCGGTGAGTATAGTTGGTAGTTTTAGTGCTTCTGGTGTACAAACAAATTTAATTGTATCACAATCTAATTCTCCGATACAAATTTTAGGTAATGTACAAATTACCGGTTCTTTAAATATTTCATCATCAATATCGGCTTCTTTATTTAGAGGCGATGGTGGTGGATTATTTAATATTAATGCATCTGCAATTGGGGATTTGAATCAACTAAAGTCTGGTTCAGCAATTGCAAATATTTCACCAAATAAAGGTTTGATTGTAAACACTGGTGTTTCTATTGATAATTTTTTAATAGTAAGTGGAAGTGCAACAATTGGTAGTAATGCAACAATTGCAAATAATTTAGTAGTTGGTGGAAAAATTACTACAACCGAATTACATACAACATTCATATCATCATCAATTATCTATGCAAGTGGTTCAAATAAATTTGGTGATGCAACATCAGATAGACAAGAAATTACAGGTTCACTTTCAGTAAGTGGCTCAATAGGAGTTACTGGTGATACAATACCTACTGATAATACAACGAATGAAGTTTTAGTTGTAAACTTAACAACAGGCAGAGTAGGTAGAAGATTTGCAGCAGCAACATCTGGTACATCTGGTACTTCTGGCACATCAGGTAGTGGAGGCTCATCAGGTTCTTCTGGTTCAAGCGGCAGCTCTGGTACATCAGGTAGTGGTGGTAGTTCAGGTAGTTCTGGTAGTGGTGGTACAAGTGGCACATCTGGTAGCTCGGGTTCTTCAGGAACTTCGGGTAGTGGTGGTACATCTGGTACATCTGGTAGTGGTGGTAGTTCAGGTAGTTCTGGATCCGGAGGTACATCAGGTACTTCTGGTAGTGGAGGAACTTCTGGTTCCGGTGGTACTTCTGGTTCAGGAGGCACATCTGGTTCCGGTGGTACATCGGGTAGCGGAGGAACTTCTGGTTCTTCAGGTAGTTCGGGTTCATCAGGAAGTTCTGGTAGTTCGGGTTCATCTGGTACAACCGGTTCATCTGGTACAACCGGCTCGGCAGGTACAACGGGTACTGCAGGTAGTGGTGGTTCTTCGGGAAGCACAGGTTCTTCTGGTACAACGGGTTCATCCGGTATTTCTGGCTCATCAGGTAGTTCTGGTACAAATGGTTCATCTGGTACCGGAGGTAGTGCTGGTACAGCAGGTAGTGGAGGTACATCTGGCATTTCAGGCGCAGGTGGTAGTGCAGGTACATCCGGTTCTTCGGGTTCTTCATCAACATCAGGAACATCAGGCAGTTCAGGTAGTTCTGGCACATCCGGTTCAACGGGTTCTTCTGGTATTACAGGAGCAGGTGGTAGTGCAGGTTCTTCAGGTAGTGGAGGTACATCAGGTACATCTGGTAGTTCTGGCACATCTGGTAGTGGAGGCACTGCGGGTACATCCGGCTCAGCAGGTTCATCGGGTTTAAGTGGTAGTTCTGGTTCTGGTGGTAGTTCGGGTACATCTGGAAGTGGAGGCACTTCAGGTACAACCGGCTCATCTGGTACAACAGGTACTTCTGGAAGTGCCGGCACATCTGGTACATCTGGTTCAGCAGGAACTGCTGGTAGTGGTGGTACAAGTGGACAAAGTGGTGGTATCAAGTATGATTTTAGTACAATAATAACTGATACTGATCCTGGTAATGGTAAGGTTCAGTATAATAATGCAACAATCGGTTCAGTAACATTTATCTATATTGATATTTTAGACCAAAATGGCAATAACCAATTAGCATGGCTTAATACATGGGATGATAGTACAACATTAGGAGCTAGAGGATATGTAGTATTATCTTCAAGAGATAGTGGTACTGTTAATAATATATTTTTAGTTAATGGCGCGGTAACAAACGCATCAGGCTATTTTAAAATTCCTGTTTCTTATGTAAGTGGTACACTTCCTTCAAATAACGCACAATTGGTTCTTGATTTTGTAAGAACAGGAGATAGTGGTACTTCGGGTACATCTGGTTCAGCAGGTTCTTCGGGAAGTTCTGGTTCAGCAGGAACAAGTGGCTCTGCTGGCTCATCTGGTAGTGGAGGTACATCTGGTTCTGCTGGAACTGCAGGTAGTGGAGGTTCTTCTGGTACATCGGGTAGCGGTGGTTCATCTGGAACTGCAGGTAGTGGAGGTTCATCTGGTACTGCTGGTAGCGGAGGCACATCCGGTAGTGCAGGAAGTGGTGGTACTGCCGGCACATCGGGTAGCGGTGGTTCATCTGGAACTGCAGGTAGTGGTGGTTCATCTGGTACAAGAGGCACCGCAGGAAGTGGTGGTACATCTGGTACTTCTGGTAGTGGTGGCACATCGGGTACATCGGGTAGTGGTGGAACTGCAGGAACTTCAGGTAGTGGTGGTTCATCTGGTTTATTAGCATTAACTGGTACAACTGATAATGGTGTAATCACATTAAATGGAAGTGCACCAAATGGTACTGTTGAAAGTAATTTAACTTTTGATGGTACATTATTGACAGTGACTGGTAATGCAACAATTACTGGTAACTTAACTGTAAGTGGTACAACAACTACAATTAATACCGAAACAATAAATCTTGCTGATAATATTATAACGTTAAACTCAAACTTTACTTCAGGTGCACCAACTGAAAATGCTGGTATTGAAGTAAGGAGAGGTTCTTCAGCAACTGTTTCGTTTTATTGGGATGAATCAAATGATAGATGGACAGCGGATAATACTTTATATGTAAATGGTAATGTGGTTCTTACAGGTACTATTGATACCGGTCAAGGAGCTACAGAGGTTTACTTAATGAACCAAAATCTGCGTACTACTGATAATGTAACTTTTAATCAAGTAACAGCAAATACTTTTGTTGGTAGTTTATCTGGAAATGCAACAACTGCAACAACTGCAACATTTATAAATGTACAAGATACAAGAGCAACAGCTAGTACACCACAAACACAAAACGCAAATCAGGGCGTTAGATTTGATTTCAAACAAAATTCTACAAATGGATTAAATGATGGTGGTACTTACAATGGCGTAATGTACTTTAGAAAATATGGTTCAACTACTGATTGGAGTGGCGGCGGAGCAAATGAATTAGGATTTACGGATAATGGTAATATGTGGTTGAGATATGGTTCAAGTACATCTTGGGGTGCGTGGAAACGTATAATGGATACAACATCGTATCCTTATGCAGCAAATATGAATCAGGATGTAAGAACAACTGACTCACCAACATTTGCTAACGCAACAATTGCTGGACATTATTATACATCAAACAATGGTTCTAATATTGCAATCAGAAGTCAGAATAATAACTCTGATGTAGGATTATTATTACAAAATAGTGGTGGTAGTTATAAAGTACAAATTTACGGTACTGGTGCTAACTACGGATTTTTAAATGGAGCTTGGGCAAGTTGGGATATTAGAAAGGAAGTAAATGGTAATATGTTCCTTAATAATCAAAGTACATATTACTTAAATGGTAGTGAAATATTCTATAATAGAGTTTATGGTGTAACCGATATGCGTTCACCAATTTATTATGATTATAATGATACATACTATTATTTAGACCCAGCAGGCTCTTCAAGACTTAATACTGTATATCCACAAAATTTAGGTGGTGCAACACTAAACGTAAGAAGTACGGATGTTGGTGTAAATGGTAGTGGTATATATGAAGCAATTACATTCATTGATGGCACAGTTGTTCAAGCGCACGTTTCTACCGGTAATGGTAACCCTTCAGGTTGTTATCAATGGTACACTACCGAATGGGTAGAAGTTAATGCTGAAAAAGATTATGAATTCATCGTATGGGTAAGAAGTACAGGTAATGATAACCTTTATGTTGGATGGAATGAGCAAAGGACTGATGGTACGGGTATAAGTTCAAATCCGTATTTCCATACATCACCATTAAATACTGGTGGTACATGGGTTAAATTAGTTCATAAATTTAGAAGCTGGAGAACTCCATCACCTCAAGGAAATACGGAAGGGGTAGATAGATACGCATCAACATCATCAAATGTAATTGATAATACAAACTCAAATGCAGATGGTGTAATGCACTCATCAACTCGTAGAGTACAAATGAGATTTGGTACTTGTTATGGTGGTGTGAACGGAAGTAAAACATATTTTTATGCACCAAGAATTAGAGAGGCAACTCATGAAGAATTTAAACAATCAGTAACAATTCCTTATTGGAATGGTAGTTCATATGGTGGTAGATTAAGATTTGGATATAATGATTGGGGATATACTGGAATAGGAATGTATGGAGCTGCTGGAGAATTCCGCATGAGTTCGGACAGTGGTGATTTGAACGTAAGAGTTGATGGTTGGGGTATATACAACAACTATCTTCAAACATATATTTTCTATGATTTAGCAAACTCAGCATATCGTATAGATGGTGATGGACAATCAAGACTACAACAATTAGCTGTTGGTTCTTCAGGAGCAGCATGGGATGTTTCTGGTATAAATGTAAATGGTGATATGGGTATCACCGGTGCTAATTTTATTTACTTTGGACATAGTAATGGTTCATTAGGAAGTTGGCAGACGAGAACATATGCGAGTGGTGGAAGACAAATATGGAACTTAAACGGATTTGAATTTAACAGAACTGGATATGGTGGAAACTTAGTCCTATATTCTGATTCATCTGAAAGAGTTGGTATATCAACATCGGATTTTTCATACACCGCATCAGACAACTCAGCAACTGTTGGTAGTATAACTAATAATAGATTATTCATAAATGGTTCAGTACAATTGTTAGGTAATAACGATGCAATTGTATTTGGTAGAGGTACATCAACCTTCCTTAAAGATGAGGAGCTTAGATTTGGTTGGGGTGGCGGATGGTATATGCAAGATAGTACTTGGATTCGTTCTAGTGGTGGTAGAAATGTTTATGTTGATTCGTATATAAGAGCACAGGGTTCGTTTAGAGTTGGTTCTGAATATTCAATTTGGGGAACTTACGGAACATATAGTGCGTATCTAACTAGAATGGCATACATTTCATTTGACTGGAACGCTAGTTATGATTTATATTATTATCATGGTATTGCATCTACTGATTTAAATGGTTCGTTTAGTGATTCAATAAGTATAAACTCATTTAATGATATTATTTTAAGGGTTGACTCAAATGATAATAACAACAACTCTTATGTAAGATTTATGGATAATACCTCTGGTAATAACCAATTTGCTTACATAGGTAGAGAAAGTGGTAGTCCTATTGCATACTTTGGTGGTTCGGTTTATGGAACTATATTCTATGATGCAAATGATAGTGGTTATTATATAGACCCTAATTCAACTTCCCAATCCGCAGGAAGAATGCGTGGTGGTATTTTGTTTGGCCCAAATCCAACTTGGGGAGCGTATCTTTATGTTGGTACTGATGGTAGACAAGGGTTAGTTGATAGTGGTACTCCTTCGGTAGCATCTACAAATGGTAACTTACATTTGGATGCTGGTAGTGGGTATCAATTGTACCTTAACTATTATGATGGTAACGTAATTTATTTTGGTGGTGGTGCATATAATAACTGGGGAGAATTTAGTAGTGGTATTTTCTACGCATACAATCAGATGCGTTCACCAATTTTCTACGATTATAATAACACTGGATACTATGTAGACCCTAATGGAAACTCAAATATATATTCATTAACATCTGGATACTTTTATGTGAATGGATATGGATATGATACATCAAACTCTGACCAATGGCCTTACATTTATTGGTTAAGAGCTGGTAGTTGGGATGAAGGTTTGATTAAACACTCAACATCAAGAGGGTATTGGGGTAGAGAAGGTTTTGGTATTCATATGAGTTCATCAAAATCATTCAGTATCTTAACTTCTGGATGGACAGGTGTAGCACAATTCCATCCTGATGGACATCTTTGGGTAAGAGACCAAATGAGAGCGGGTATTTACTATGATGCAAATGATACTACATATTACGTCAACCCAGCAGGTGATTCTAGATTTAGCGGTATCTATTTAAGTGGTATTTCATCATCTTCAAATGGTATATATTTTTATGGTGTTGTAGGTGATAATCCTGGTTCTTATAACCACACTGCTCTTATTGAAAGAATTTGGAGAAACGGTGATGAATCAGAATTACTTTTATTTAAGGGAAATGATCCTGATACTTCAACTATACATGACCGTTTAAGAGTTGCTGCAACTGGTAGAATCGTATTCCATTCAACAGCAACATATGGTAATGTAAACGATTATATATCTGCGGCCGGTACTGGTAATATTGAAGGTAGTGGATATTTTTATGGTGGTGAATTCCACGTACCAGGTAATATCCAAACTCCAATAATGTATGATAGAAACAACTCTGGATATTTTGTTGACCCAGCAGGACGTTCTCGTTTATCTTCAATGGATTATGGAAATGGTGGATACTATTTAGCTGGTGGTAGTTGGGGTTATAGACACAATACTCCTTATGGATATATTGAATTTGGACCGGCTAACTCATCACATGCTCACATTTATACTGACCGTTCAAACTTCTATTATAACGTATATGAAATGTATCTAAATGGATACAGAGTAGCAATGTATAACTGGTGGGTTGGTAATATGTATTTAGGAAGTGGTGGTGATTTCTACGCAACTATTTTCTATGATTCAAATAATAGTGGATATTATATAAATCCAGATGGTGGTTCTAGTATGAATCAGGTCACAACTAATAATCTCTATATTAGACCTGGATATATGTTACATTCTGATCCTGGTGGTTGGACTGGTGAACACTATAAATTACAATGGCACTCATCACATATGTATGGCCAAATTTATGGTAATGGTTATTTCATTATGAGATATGGTTCTGATGGTTTAGAATCCCATCAGTTTGCAAGAGATGGAAACTATTGGAATAGATATATGGGTTGGATGAGTAACTACATCAACCAAAACGTAAGAACTGATGCAGGACCTACATTCCAAGAAGTTTATGTAAATGGATGGTTTAGAAACAATACTTCTGGACATGGTTTATATAACCAAAACAGAGGAATGCACTGGTATTCAAATAACGGATATTGGAAATCAGCTGGTGGTGGATATGGATATGGTGGTATTGTAATGTACAATAACTACGAATCTGATTTAAGAGGATATGCTGGATATTGGGATGGTAGTGGTTTTGGTATGTTGAACTCATCTGGTAACTGGCAGATTCGTATTGAATATGGTAATGCTCATATGGAATTATATCGTGTGACATGGGCAAACGATATGAGAGCATATATTTTCTATGATAGAGGTGATACCGGATACTATATGGACCCTAACTCTCGTTCTCAATGGTTAGGATTAGAAAATAGAGGTAAAGGTAATATATCATTAACCGGTAGGTCAAACTGGAGAAGACCACAAGATTACACTGGTGATGTTTATTATTGGACAGGTAATATGGGTTGGGGTACAACTGACTTCAACTGGGTAATGGATTGGGGTAGTGGTGATATTGATACTTGGTCAAACCCTGCTAACCAACCTCCTGGTACATCTCACTGGGTGGGTGTTCAATCATACCACTATACTTGGAGTTATAATTCGGGATATGGATGGCAGTTAGTTGGTGGACCTGTGGATAGATTGTGGTTCAGAAACTCTTGGCCAAACAATAGTGGATGGAAAGCACAGGTTGACTCAAATAATAGAGGTGAATATTGTATTCCAACTTATGATTATAACCACTATTCAAGAGTTTACTTTACTTATAATAGAGGATACTACGCAACACAAACCGATTCGGCAATGTGTCAGCCGTACTCAACCGGCAATAATGGTGCATTTATGAGTTTCCACAAAGGTGGTTACTACGCATTGAATTTAGGTTTGGATGGCGATAACGTTGTAAGATGGGGTGGATGGTCATCTAGATGGCAGAGATACTATTTGAATGATGATACTATTGGTACTCCATATGTAGTTCGTGCAAACTTTGATAACTATGGTGGTGGTGGTATGTGGGTATCCGATGATGGTGATTTGGCAGACGTAAATGACGGATATTTATCACTTCGTGCATCTTATGGATTGAGAATCTTCTCTGGTAATAGAGGTGGTGGTGCAAATATTAACTTAAGATATGACGGTGTAATTATTGCATCAAACAACATTATTGCGTATGGTTCACCTTCGGATAGAAGATTAAAAGATAATGTTAAATTCTACGAAAATGCTTTAGAAAAAGTTCTTAAATTAAGAGGTGTTGAATTTGATTGGAAGGAGGGAACTGATGAGTACGAAACAACCGGTTTAAGACATGATATTGGTTTCATTGCGCAAGAGGTTGAAGATATAGAACCATTATTAGTAAGAGCAGATGAAGCTGGATATTTAGCAATAAGAGATAGAGCAATGCCGGCATTATTGGTAAACGCTATGAAAGAACAACAGGCTCAAATTGAAGAATTGAAAGCTAAAGTAAAAATGTTAGAAGAAAAATTAGGTTTGGGATAACAACTATATATTTATATATATTAAAGGAGAATAACTATGGCAATTAAAATAGCAGCAAACATTGGAACATCGCAAGGTATAACTGATGAAGCTTATGTTAGAATCTACCGATATGTGGTAGATAGAAACAAAGGTGCATTAGAATTGTATGTGAACGTATTTAAAAACGAAGAAACTGCAAGATTATTAGAAACAAACATTTCTAATCGTATGGGAGCACCTATTCAAGAAAGATTTCTTGCAAAGGTAGATGCGATTCCACATTGGCACTCATTACCTATGAATAGAACTGAGCAAGAAGTTATTGATGGTAGAGTTTACGAAAAGAAAGTTCCAGATTTTAGTGTTTTGGAAGGTGGTGATATATTTTCAAAAGCATATCCACTTTTAAAACAAAAAATAGCTGCGGATTTAATAGAAAGAAATGTAATTCAATCAGCAACTGTTTTGCAGGACGTATAAAAAATTAAAAAGAAGATGATAACTTTTATTGAAGAAAAAAATTTATTTGGTAAAAAAGTTAATACTGTATTTACAAACATTTTAAGATATGATTTAAATGATGATGATTGTATTTTAAGATATGAATTGAGATATAGAGACCCAAATAGAGAATCGGTTGCAATACCAGATACAACAGTATCAACTGGTGAATGGAAAGTACCACAAAATGTATTAAATGCATGGAGTGGTAGTAATTTTTATTTAGCAGAAAGAATGTGTAGTGATTTTAACTTTGTTGTTACGGGACAAGAAAATGGTTAATTTTAAAAACAAATATTTATTATAAAAATAGGAAACAATGGCTATAAATTATACTTGGGCTGTAAAAGCTCTTTCAAAAACAAGTGGTAATGGTCTTACTGATGTGATAATCGGTACTAGATGGGAATGTGTAGGTACTGATGATTCTGATAATACTACTGGAACATTTATCGGTGCAACACCTTTTAAATTAGATTCAGTAGATCCAGATAACTTTACAGAATATTCACAACTTACCGAAGAACAAGTTTTAGGATGGATAAAACATCACGTAAGTAGTTCAACACAAACAGGTTATTGGGACCATATTTCTGATAGAATTCAAAAAGATATCAATAATAAGAAAGGTGTAATCAAAAATGTAGATACATTTGATTTGCCTTGGTCACCATCTTCTGGTTCAATTTCTGGTTCAGTACCAATCTAATTTGAATAAAAACCTTTTTATATAGATAGTATCCAAAGCATTATATTGTGTTTTGGATATTTTCTTTATATTTATATCTGTATTTTTGGATTGAATACAAATTACAATTAAAAACCTAATTGGAGAAATAAAATGGCAGAAAGAATCGTATCACCAGGCGTATTTACGAGAGAAAATGACCTATCCTTCTTATCGCAAGGAATAGGCGAAATTGGAGCAGCAATCATAGGACCTTTCAAACAAGGACCTGTTTTCGTTCCTACTATCGTAAGAACACAATCAGAGTTTGAAGCAATCTTCGGAACTCCTGATGGAACTTATTATACTGAATATGCAGTACAAAATTATTTAAGAGAAACCGGCATTGTAACAATTGTAAGAGTAGGTGGAGTTGGTGGTTACCAAGAAGCTGCTCCAATTGGTATTTTTGCATCTGGTGGATTAGTTGGCGAAAAATTAATTGCAACATTACATACAACTGAAAGAGGTAATCAAGATGTTGAAAAAGCAGTACAATTAATATCTGACCCAAGAGCAGCATACTCTGGTTCGTTCTTACTTTCTGGTTCTGATTTTGGTTGGGTTTCTGCATCTATTCTTCCAAGAGATACAAATGATATTTCAGACGTATTTGGTGAATCTCCATTAGGAAGTAAAAAAGCTTTTGGATATACATACTTTGAACATTTAGCATCTGCATCTTATTCAAATGCAGCAGCAGGTTTATGGGGTGGTACGGTTGTTAGTGCAGTTGCACTTCCAACACAAGATTTTGCATACGATGCACAATCTGCAGAAACTCCATATGTACAATCTCAATTGATTAGTGGTGAAAGATATGACCTCTTTAAATTTGTAACTTTAGGACAAGGTACACTTTATAATACTAAATTTAAAATTGGTATTTCTAATGTAAAAGCAGCAGGTGAAGATGGTTCAACCGATTATTCTACATTTACTGTAACAATTAGAGGATATGGTGATACTGATAAGAGAAAGAGTGTATTGGAAACTTACAATGGAGTAAATTTAGACCCTGCTTCTCCAAACTATATCGCAAGAAGAATTGGTGACAGATGGTTGACGATTGATAATAATGGTAAAATTACCGAAAATGGTGATTACTCCAATAAATCACAATATGTAAGAGTGGTTGTAGCTGATGCGGGTTCATTCCCAATTTCAGCAGCACCATTTGGACATGGAGCTTATACAAATCCAATTAAGGCAACTGATAACGCACAGGCATTAAAAGTTCAAAAAGTAACTTTCCAAACAAATTCAATTGGCAATACTTCATCATCTCCAGTATATTTCTCTGGTTTTGATTATGAAACTAGTGGAGTATCTTTGGATAATAAACAATATTTAAAACCACTTCCAATCGGTGCACAAACGGGTTCAAATACCGCATTTGCATTTGATGGTAATATTAGTGGTGTAGGATTGAGTTATCAAATGACTGGTTCTGCAGCAACTGATATGGTGAAAAGACAATTTGTTTTGGCTTTCCAAGATGGTTTTGATGGTACAAATCCTGTATTGAGAATTGGTAAACCTGGTGTAAACGATTACAATAACAATCCAGTATGGGGACCATCTAATACACAAGGATTTAATTGTGCAACATCAACCTCATCTGGTTCAGTTGCATATACAAAAGCAATTAACGCCGTATCAAATCCTGACGAATGGGATATCAATTTAGTAGCAACTCCTGGTATTGTAAGACAATTACATCCTTCAATTGTGACTAAAGTGATTGATATGGTTGAAGCTAGACAAGATGCATTCTATATCGCTGATTTCAACGATTACGCGGATACAATAACTCAAGCAACTGAGCAAGCAAATGCTGTTGATTCAAACTATGTAGCAACTTACTACCCTTGGGTAAAAACAATTGATACAAACACAAACAAACTTACAACTGTTCCACCTTCTACATTGTTACCAGCAGTTTATGCAAGTAACGATAGATTAGCGGCTGAGTGGTTCGCACCAGCTGGTTTGAATAGAGGTGGTATCGTAGGAGCTGTGAGTGTATTGAATAGATTAACACACGCTGAAAGAGATACACTTTATGAAAACAAAGTAAACCCAATTGCAACATTCCCTGGACAAGGTATTGTAGCATTCGGACAGAAAACTTTGCAAGATAAAGCATCTGCATTGGATAGAATCAACGTAAGAAGATTATTGATTGCAGTTAAGAAGTTTATCGCATCTACATCTCGTTATTTAGTGTTTGAACAAAACACTTCTGAAACTAGAGGAAGATTCTTAAACACTGTAAATCCTTACTTGGAAACTATTCAACAAAGACAAGGTTTGTACGCATTCAAAGTAGTTATGGATGAAACCAATAACACACCGGATGTAATTGATAGAAATATTATGGCTGGACAAATTTTCTTACAACCTGCTAAGACTGCGGAATTCATAGTAATTGATTTCAACATCTTACCAACTGGAGCAAGTTTCTCAGCATAATACGAAAACAAACAAAATAGATATTTATTAATATAAAATAAAAGGTAATTAAAAATGGCAGATATACTATCCTTTGATAAGATGTTCTATACGAACTTCGAACCTAAAATGAAGAATCGCTACATTATGGAGTTTAGCGATTTATCAATCCCTTCATTTTTAGTGAGTGCAGCAAATAGACCAACAATTCAGTTCCAAACTGTGAAGCTTGACCATATCAACGTATATAGAAAGCTTAAAGGTAAAGGTGAATGGCAAGATTTGGAAATCACTCTTTATGACCCTATTGTTCCATCTGGAGCACAAGCGGTAATGGAGTGGGTTCGTTTATCACATGAATCTATTACCGGTAGAGATGGATATGCAGAAATGTATAAGAAAGATATTGATTTCTATTTGTTAGGACCTGTTGGTGATAAGATTGAGCAGTGGAAGTTAAAGGGAGCATTTATATCTCAGGCAAACTTTGGTGATTTAGCATACAACTCTGAAAATGAGCCAGTTAATATCACTTTAACACTTACTTACGATTACGCAGTTCTTGAATTTTAATTTAAGAAAAAAGATAAAAATAAGGGATACTCAAAAGGTATCCCTTTTTTATTTCTAATTTTTTTAGAATAATGTATTTATATATACAAAACAAAATATAACGTTATGCAAGAAAAACAATTTGATTTTCCAACGGAAGTGTTAGATTTACCATCTGAAGGTAAACTTTATCCAAAAGATAATCCACTTTCATCTGGTAGAATTACAATAAAATTAATGACAGCTAAAGAAGAAGATATTTTAGCTTCAGGTAATCTAATTAGAAAGGGTATAGTTTTAGATAAATTATTTGAATCTATTTTAGTTGATAATATTAATCCTGATGAAATACTAATAGGAGATAAAAACGCAATATTATTAGCAACGCGTATGTTGGGTTATGGTCCAGATTATGATTTTTCTTTTTTTTCTTCGGTAAAAAATGAAGTTTTGAAAGCAAGATGTGACCTTTCCCAAATAAAAACAAAAAATGTTGATACTTCAATTTATAATAGTAAAAACGAATTTGAGTTTATAACACCAGCTGGTAAAAATAAACTTATATTCAAACTATTGACACACGGTGATGAAAAGGCTGTAGAGAAGGATATTACGGCATTAGAAAAACTTAATAAAGATATAAAGAGTGATATTACCACTCGTTTGAGATATATGATAAAATCAGTAGACGGAAATTCTGATATTGGACATATCACTAAATATATTAATAATATGTTAGCTAGAGATAGTAAAGCATTTAGAGATTATGTTAAAGCAATTTCTCCGGATATGGATATGAAATTTACTTATACTCATGAAAATGGAGAGGTGGAGGAGGCGCCTATTGCATTAGGCGTAAACTTTTTTTGGCCTTCCGAGTAATCATAGCATAAATCTCCATACACAAATCTTTGATATGGTGTACTATGGACAAGGATTTACGGTAATGGAAATATATAATATGCCAACGTATCTACGAAACTTTTATTATAATAAGTTAGCAGATGCAAAGAAAAAAGAGAATGAAAGTGTGAAAAACGCACAAACACAAAAACAACCTTCAAGAGTTAGGATTAAAAGATAATCCTAACTTTTTTCTTTTATAGGATATTTATAAGTGTTAAATTATACTCATTATGAAAAGATATAAAATATCAGAAGGAAATTTTCAAAAATTTTGGGATTTTATTACAGGAAAAAAACCTGCACCTAAACCAATTCAAAAGGTGATTGATGATGATCCTGAATTGAAAAAAATAATGAAAGATTATGAAAAAATAAATTCAGATACAATTGTTCAATTAAATCGTATAAAAAAAGAAAATCCAGACATTTACGATTACTTGAAAAAAGCTGGATTTTTAAGTAAGTAATTATAAAATATGGCAGAAAATTTATCCGATGAATCCAAAAAGAAGCAGCTGTTAGACGAACAGAACGAAGTCCAACAACGAATAGAAGAACGTAATAAACGTATGGCGTTGGCAGGACAAGATGAAATCAAGCGTCTTAAAAAAAGAAATGAGCAGGATAAAGAACATATAAAGAATTTAAAAGAGGAATTAAAAGTAATATCTGATTCCGAAAAGAAATCAAAAGAATATACAGATGTTTGGGAAAAAGCATTAAAAAGACAAGGAGATTATAATGATACGCAAGAAGATTTTCAAAAATCTTTTGGTAGATTGGGTAAAGATGTTCAAACAACTTTACAAAAATCTACAAATGAGAGTAACGCATTTTCAACTATAACTGGAAGAATTTTAGAATTAAAAAAAGAACAAATAAATGCTTCAGATGAAGAATATTCTCAATTACAAAAGAGAATAGATGTCCTAACTAACATAAGAAATCAACAAGAGGGTGCTGCTGAATCAATGATTGAGGCAAAAAAACACGCACATGGTATAAGTGAAGCAGAAAAAAGAAAGCAAAAATTTCAAAGAGATACAGCTGGATTGACAGGTAAAGATAAAGCCGCAGCAGAAGCAAGTTTTAAAGCAAAAGAAAAATTGTTAGCTGCAGAAGAAAGAATAAAAAAAATACACGAGCAACAACATAAGATGGCACATATTTTACCAGAATCGGTACAATCTGCATTAGGGTTTGTTAAAGAAATGGGTTCAGTTGCTAAATCAATGTCACTCAAATTAGCGGGTACATTTCTTTTAGCCGGTGCGTTAATGGCGGCATATCATGCATTTTCAGAATTAGATAAAGCAGCGGAAGATTATAGAAAAGAAACGGGTATGACTGTTTCTCAAACCGAAGAATTAGGACATCAGGCACACCACATAGAAATGTATTATAGAAAAGTGGGTGTAGAACTGAAAGATGTTTATGATACTGCCAACGCTTTAGCAAATACATTTAGTGATGTTGTAGCACACTCGGAACAAACATTAAGTGCAATTACTTTAATGAAATCCAACTTTGGTGTTTCGGCCCAAACTGGTGCAGAGGTACAAGGTATTTTTGAACAAATTGGTGGGTTATCACAACAAACTGCCGCAAATGTTCAAATGCAAGCTATAAATTTAGCTAAACAATTGAAAGTATCTCCAAAAGAAATGATGGAGGACATAGCTAAAAGTGCGGGCATAACAGCAAAATATTTTAAAGGAGATGTTTCACTATTAATAAAACAGGCTGCAGAGGCTAAAAGATTGGGTACTAATCTACAAGAAGTTGAAAAAACTGCTGAAGGTCTTCTTGATTTTGAAAATGGTATAGAAAAAGAATTGGTTGCGGCAACTATGGTTGGTGGTCAATTCAATTTAAGTAGAGCAAGAGCACTGGCTTATGAAGGTGATATACTAGGAGCACAAAAAGCATCATTAGATGCTATTGAGCAAGCCGGAGATTTTACTAAAATGGATGTGTTTTCCAAAAGAGCATTAGCAGATGCTACAAATATGACAGTTGAACAAATTAGCAAACAATTGGCAATGAGAGAACAATTGGCTAATTTAAATGAAACTGATAAAAAAGCAGCAGAAGATGCCATTGCTAAAGGATTAGATATAAGTAATTTAAATGAAGACCAATTAAAACAAAAAGTTGAAGAATTTTCAAAGCAACAGGAAATAAATGGACAACTTACCAAAATGGAAGATTCCTTTAAAGGTATAATAGCTCAATTAGGTGGTACATTGATGCCACTTATGACATCTTTAGTACCTGTAATGGAAATGTTATTTAAACCATTAGAATGGGCAGTAGCAGGTATTCAGATGTTTATTCAAGGGTTAAAAGAAGGTAAAGCTGGAGCGATTGCAATGCTAGTTGTTCTTTCTCCTTTATTAATCTCAATGGTAGGCTCAGCGATAAGTGCTATATTTGCTGGATTAGCGTGGTTGGGGCCTTTTGGTGTTCCTCTCGCTATAGCCGCAGTTGCGGGTTTTATGTCACAAATGGGTAAAGCAAAGGGCCAAGCAGCTGGAGATGTGATGTCACCTGCTAGTGGTAAAACTCAAATTTCTACAAAAGAAGGAGCTTTACTTAATTTATCAAAAAATGATGATGTTGTAGCTGCACCTGGTGCAGTAAAAGCATTATCTACAATTAATAATACAGGTGGTCAGACTCAATCAGTAATATCTTCAAATAGTAATAATATGATAGGAGCACTAATTCAAGAATTTAGAGGTGTAAGAGCAGATATGCAAGCGGGAAAGATAGGTGTTTATATGGACGGTGATAGAGTTACAGCAGGTGTGGCAAAAGTTGTAGGTAGAGGAACTAGAAACGATTTTGCACTTCAATAAAAAATTAGTAAAATGCCAACATTATTAGAACTTTTTAATAATAAAAAATATGATACTCTTGCAAATCAAACGCCAAAAGATGCGTTTGAAGTTAGAGATAGTAAAAGTGTACCTATATCATCTACGAGTTTTGCATTAAACAAAACTGCTACACCTGGTATTATTAGATTGAGAAGTGGAAATAAGACAGAAAGAATTGGAGAAACGAGATTAGAACAAGAAAACGTTGGATTATTTCAATACATGGTTTTAGGTTCACCTGCCATTTATGGTACTGATGTATTAAGAATGTCCACACAACAAACTTCATTAGTAGAAACAATGAAGATTGGAACTGGGGGTAAAGGATTAGCAGCAACTGCTGCACAAATTGTAGGAGATACTGTAGGAGAGGCATTTAAATTTGGTGCTTCAAAGGCAGTTGGAGTTCCTGCAACATTTAATCCAAAAGCACTTGCAACAAAAGCAGTTGGACAATTTAAAAATACATTTGGTTCATTTTTTCCAGATGTATTAATACCTTCAAAAGTTGTTTCTAGTCCGTTATTTAAAATAAAAGTACCAGGTGTAAGTGAAGAATTTCGTACACATCAAATACTGGCAACTCTTAAAAATATTTCAAATGGTACAAAAGTTGCAACATTTTTAGCTAGAAACGCAACTGGAACACCTGACCAAATAAAACAAACATTGGTCAATCAAGGTTTAAACATAGCACAAGAGCAAGCTAAAAAATTGGTTGCAAAAAAAGTTGCAGGTTGGTTATCAACGGGTGGAGAAAAAGCTCAACAATTAGCGAAAGAGCTCAGAGAAACCGGAAATGTGAGTATTAAATATTCATCATTAAGAAAATATTCCGATGTAACAAAAAATGAGAGAGATTTTGGAAAAAACCCACTCAATTTTGCTAATCAGCCGTTTAAAACAAATGATACTGATTATACAGAAAGAAACGATTTATCAAGTAATTTATTAGCAAATTATGTTGGAGATGCAGAAACTGCAAAACAAACAAAACTAAAATTTTTACCAGAATTAGCACAAAATAAATCAGAATATGAAACCGATGAAAATCCTATTTATTCAAAAGTTCAAAGAACAACTGATAGAAATAAATTGGGTTTAACTGATGTTGGAAAACTTTATAGAGATGTTTTAAATCAGACCGGTCCTTTTAATAAATCAGAAAAAACAGCCGAAGTTGAAAAACAATTAGATGGTTTAGATTATATTCCATTAAAATTTGTTTCAATAGCAAACTCTACAGCAGTTGTATTTAGAGGAACAATTACTGGTTTAAGTGAACAATTTTCACCAACTTGGGATAGTAGCCGATTCATTGGTTCACCGTTTAATTTTTACACATATCAAAGTATAGAAAGAAGTGTTCAGTTTACATTTAAAGTTGCATCTTTACATAAAGAAGAACATAAAATGAATTGGCATAAAATAGCCTACCTTTCATCTTTAGTATATCCACAAAATTATGAAAATATAACAGGCGCCGTATCAGCACCATTTTTAAGAATTACTTTAGGGGATATGTACAGAAATAAGGAATGTTTTATAGAAAATATGACTTATAACATAGATGATGACTATCCATGGGAAGTTGGTTTAAATGGGCAGGATGTACAAAACTACCGCTTACCAATGATTATAGAAATTACTTTGACACTAAAATTTGTTGAAGCAAAATCAAATACATTTAATTATGTTCCTGGTTCAGAAACACAAAGTAATAAAGCGTTGGTTGGAGACTATTTGTATGGATATAAACCATCAAAAGATGATGCAAGGTTAGAAGCTAACAGACAAAATGCTAATAAATTTGAGTCAACAAATAAAGGTACACCTTCTGCTACTCCTCTGACACCTGAAAAAGATGAACAAGGTAGTGATACGCAATTTGATGATGATAGTGATGAAGCTAAAAAAATTCAAAAAAGATTAAGATTAACGAAATCTAATACTCAACAAAGAATAGAAGGAACAACAACTTGGAGATATATTTATGTTCAAAAAAGAACAAATAAACAATTTTTTGGAGATGGTAGTGCTGTAAATCCTCCTGCTCAACTTTAATTAACTTAATATATGAAAAGTAGATATGCAAGATTAGGAACAAGAAAAACAATAGATGGTAAAACCGTCTATCGTACTAGAAGATTTCCTAATATTCCTTTAAGAGAAAGTGATATATACATAGCAACTGAAACCGGTGATAGATTGGATACATTGGCAAAAACTTTTTATAATGACCCAAATTTATGGTGGATTATTGCATCGGCTAATAATATTCATAATGCAGTATTTGGTTTTGAAGATGGTACTGTTTTGAGAATACCTGTACAATATATTGAAATAGTTAATAAATTTACTGAATAATGTTTCCACGTCTTACCGCAATAGAGAGTGTAATTGTTGATAAAATTAAAAATACAAGCCTTTTAGATTATTCAAGACTAAATGTGTTTGTAAGATTAATATCAGGCACAGGAGATGGATGTATAATGATTTCTAATCCTGATTGGAAACTTTTTGAAGCAACCGGTCTTAATGGGGCATCTTTTTATGGTAATGCGGATAGAAGTGGTACTATTGGTGTAGATTGGAATGGTAAACCAATTAACGTAAGTAATACTGAAATAGGAGATATACCTTTTAAACCATCACCTATTGTTACTGCGATAAACATTAAAGAAGGAAAGGACCAAATATCTAGACATGCTGATTTAAAAATTACCGCATTTACATTAGGGCAGGTAGAATTAATTCAAAAATATTTTATGGAGCCTGGTCATTCGTTAAATTTAGAATACGGATGGAACACGGCCAACGCATACTCTGGATTAATTAATACTTCTGATGCAAGAAAAATTGCATATTTGGTTGGTAATAGAAATCTAGACTATTCAACATTGCATGAATGGAGAAGGGATACAGGTGGTGAGTATGACTCATTTTTTGGTTTTATTGTAGGTGGTAATGTAGTTTCTAATGGAGATGCATTTGAAATTTCAATTAAATTAAGAGGTGCACCTGGATTACCAACATATTTACAAACTCACCATAATGTTGAAAAAGCAAACAAAAAAGGTGTAATATCAAATGATGATGCAACACATCCATTTACATTACCTGATTTAAACTTGGAATCAGCAGACCAAATGGCGGAAAGAAGATTTAAATTTATGTTTAATCAACTTCCAAAAACTCGTCAGACAACACAAGTAAAAAACTTATTATTTAGTAAAACTGACCAATTTTCCAATTTAGATTTTATTAATTTAGATCCTGTAATAGAAAATCAAATTTCAATTTATAGAGATGGTAGAACAATAGATGGATTGGGAGGATTTGTATCGGGAAGTTCTAGTACGGCAGGGACTAATTCAACGTCAACAACTAATACCGCAGCCAATCAATCAGGTCAAGAAAGAAAAGTTACTGAAGATGCAAATAATGGTAAAAAAAGAACTGACCCGGAATTTAAAAAATGGGAAAGACTTAACCTTATTGCAAATGAATGGGTAAATGGTACGGGAAAAGCTGGAGAAAAAGCACCTGCGTGGATTACGTGGAAAGAGACTAATAAAGTAACCGATACTGAATTTGAAGAAGCAAAAACATCAAGAGCACGTTTTGGTTATAAACAAAATGAAAAGGGTGAAGATATTAATAAGACTAGTGGGCAACGTTGGTTTTTAAAGCAAGGACCACCCGTACCCGCAGACCCAACACCACAGCCTGCAGGGCAACCTGGACAAGTTGGTGGAGCAGGAGGATTTACTGCAGCTCCAACTGGTCAAGCAAACGCAACTGAAATTATGTTGGCTGGTGGATTACCGTTACCAAAAGAAAAATTATTTTCAAAAAACAGGTATTTAAGATTTGGAAAGGCAGTACAAATATTAAATGCTAACTCTAATTTAAAAGCATTATTAGTTTCAACAATACCAATTAATGTTGTAGTTGATATTAATGATACTAAAATTGGCGCATTTAAAGGAATTTATTCAACTAAACCAGAAAGATTATTAATACCTGGTTGGATGCCAAATTTTAGTAAATTTTTTATGGAACAAAATAGAGCTGAATTAAGCTTAGATGAAGAATTAATAGATAACGCTATTAAAGTAGGGGATGTTGAAATAAGATTTGCACAATCAGATATCCTCAATGATGATGGGTTTGTAGAAGACTCATATAAATGGGGGTATCTTAAAAACTTGTATATAAATTTTGATTTTTTTAAAGAAGAAATGGAAAAACCTAATCGTACTATGAGAGAGGTTTTACAAACTCTTTTAAATGAAATGAGTTTAGCAACAAATTCGTTTTGGAATTTTCAAATAGCTGAAAAAAATAAAACTGTAAATGGACAAAAAACTACAATTTTTACTGTTTATGATGAAAATTGGGTTGGTAAAAAAAATGTCACACCACCTGTGTTTGTTCATAGTGGTGAAAAGAGTAGATTTTTAGCAGCTGATTTGAATATTGAAATACCTGGTGCAATGATGAATAAAATTATAAACCAAAGATTAAGTTTATCATCAAATCCAGACCAAAAGGATATTGCAATAGGGGGATGTTTTTCTAATTCAACTGATAGATTTTTTAAAAAATATTTACCTGTAGCAGATAGCGGACCTTCATCAAGTGGTGAGGGTGCTAAAAAAGAAGATGAAACTGCACAAACGAAAGTTGGTGAAGATAAACCAACCGATTTACAAACTAAAGTAAATTCAGTAAACCAAAAAGCAATTAGTGAAGAACAAAAAAAATCTGGTGAAGAATTAATACAAAAAGAAAAAGAAAATAACGCAAACAAAGAAAAAACAAAAAAGAAAGAAGAACTAATTGCTGCAAATGAAAAAAGAATAAAAGCATATAAGAGACTTGAAGATAGTGTTGATGGTACTGAATATTTTGAAATAGATGTAAACGAAACTTCTGACCCTGCTAAATTAAATTATTATAAAGGTAAACAAAAAGAAATACAGGCTGAAATTGATAAAATAAAAAAAGAAGTAGATGCGGAAAAAGCGGAGCAATTGAGAATAGAGAATGATTTAAAAACTAAAGGTGAAGAATTTGCTGCAGCAGCACAACAAGCAGCAGCTGCAAATATATCACAAAATTTAGAAAAAATTGATATTGTTCCTGACCCAACACAAAATACATTAACACAAGATGATTTAAATAACTTTATAAATAATATTGATGTATTTAAAAATAAATTTAAAATTTATTGTTGTAGAGATTCCAAATTTTTAAACATCCTTAAAACAAATCAAGTACCTGCAGTATTAGGAAAAGGACAAATGTCACCACCACTTCCTATAAAATATTCATTTACAATATTAGGGAGAAGTGGAATAAGAAGGGGTGATACGTTTAATATAATTGGAATACCGGATAAATATAGTAAGTACGGGTTCTTTCAAGTGACTGAAATTGAACAAACTATACAGGATATGAAATGGACAACAAGAGTACAAGGAGAATATAGACAAATACAATAAAATGGGAATAAGTACATTTGAATATAATCAATTGCTAAATGCACAAAATAAGCGTGGACCAGTAAACCATACTATTAGAACATTTATACCAACTCCAAATTATATTGATTATAGGAGAGGATATATTGTGAGGTATTTTATTCAAAGAGTTAATGATAAAGATGCCACAATATATGAAATAAATTCAAAAGAGTATGAGAAGTATTTAACTGACCCATTTTGGAATACTTCTTCTTTAGAATGGAGAATAACAGGTAATTTAAATGAAATTGAAAATTCAAATAAACAATCACTCAAAATAGCTTCAAAAAAAATTATTGGTATTATAAATCATCTTCCGTTTCATTCGCAATTTTCTTTATATTAATTTGGTAAATTCAAATACTTTTTGTATATTTACAAATATGGGGATGACTGGACTTGATTGCGATGCGAATTGTAGTATCACACGTAGTGGGAAGGTTCTCAAACCACTTTAATCTCGGAATCAAACAATAAATGACGTAGAATTATCTACATGGACCTTCGATGACGTTATGGCATTCGTAGGTGCTGATTACGCTGTAGCAGCCTAATCCCTTCCGCACTCATCGTGGAATTTAAAAAGAATGAGCATTAAGTTTACCGAAACTTTAAATCGGTTGGTGGTAGCGCTGTTCTAACCAAACGGCCCCAATTATTTTGGAAGGTGAATAAGATTAAACCTTATCCTAAACGTGTGAAAAGCTGGTATTATGGTTACTTCGTAAGACGTGGGTTCGAATCCCACCATCTCCACCACAAATCCCGAACTATTATTTGGTAGTTTGGGATTTTTTTTGTATATTTGTACAAATTGTTTTTATGGGTAGATGGCCGGAAAAACCAATAGATAAACCAACAAAGTTTGAAATAACATATAAAGATGATGATGGAACTGAATCCGTATGGAAATATGATTTGAAGAAATTTCCAAATGGACCAATTGAAGTTACCAATAAGTTTCCAGCTGGGTATGATAAGATGATGAAGAAAGCTTATAAAGAAGCTAAGTTGGCTAAAAAACAATCAGTATTAGAAAAAGCACAAGCAGCAAAGAAGAATGATAAAGATAGTGGAAAATATTGGTGAGCTGGATGAATTGAAGGTGAAATTGGAAACTGAAGTATCCCTTTGGTATCCGTTTTGGGTAGATAATGATAAACACCCACGAAACACCGATATATCCTTTATCCTGATACGAACTGTAGAAGATAGGTATATTCTTCCACATCGGCATACCGATACTCTATCACTCTCTAAATCACTTATAGAGGGTGTTCTAAATACAATGGGTGAAAAGTGGGTTTTCCAAAAGAAGAAGCTACTACAATCGTTCTCCAATTTAAGGGAAGGATTGAATGACATTGATACGGCTCACTTTCTAAAAACTGGAGATACCATAGATTACAACCAACCACTACAAGGTTTAGTAGCTCCCTTACTACACAAAGGTTACAAAGAAGATGTCATTCAATCCATTCCCATTCTTAAACTTGCGGAAGCGGTAGATAATGAATTCTTAAAACACCGTAATCAAAAGACTAAAACTTATAATTGGTATAACGATATTTTCTTACCAATCCTTTCAGAAATTGAACAATTCGGAATTCGTGTCGCAAGGGAAAAATTCATTGATAGATGGCCACAGTCTTCCAAACACATTACATCCGATAATGTGGTGTACACCGAATACAATCCATTTACAATTACTGGTCGTCCATCCAATAGACATGCGGGAGTAAACTATGCGGCTCTCAACAAATCGGATGGGAGTAGAGATACCTTAATAGCGGATGGGATATTCTTACAAATGGATTATGATTCGTATCACCCACGTCTTATTGGTAAACTGATTGATTTCCCACTTCCACAAACAAATGTTCACCAATGGTTAGCTGACCAATATGGGTGTGATTTGGCTGAAGGTAAGGGAGTAACGTTCCGTCTCCTTTATGGTGGGATTGATGATGAGTTTAGACAAATACCATACTTTGATAAGGTAGCTGATTTTATTGAAAGGTTTTGGAAAGAGAGTGTGGTGAAGGGTTACATCCAAACACCAAACCGCCAAATCCCTACAATGTGGGTAGAACAACCAAACGCACAAAAAGTATTTAACTATCTCCTACAAGCATATGAAACTGAAGTGAATGTGGATAAAATGAGGAAGATATTGGATTACATAAAGGGGAGTGGAATAAGTTTGGAATTGTACACTTATGACTCATTCCTTTTTGATGTACCTACCGATGTGGATAAGAGTTTGATTAAGGGGTTAAAAGAAATAATTGAAGAAGGTGGATTCCCTATTAAAGCCAGTTGGGGAAAGGATTACGGAAACGTTTAACCACCATATTTATAGTATATACAAAAATATGCTATAATATGAGAAAACTCTTTGTTTTATTATCGTTCCTTTTAGTTTCTTTAACATCTTTTGGACAATTACCCGATGTGAGAGTTAAGAATGAAGTGTTTGATATACTTTATTCACAATCATTAGAACAACCACTAATTATTAAGTATCGTTCTACAAACCGCCCTACAAATGTGAATAGAGGTCATATGGATTTCTATACAGAAAAGGGAATCAAAACATCGGATGGTGAGGATTACAAAGGAAATGTTTACGATAAAGGACATGGAGCTCCTGCAGCAACATTTTCTGATAATGAGGCGAACTTAAAACAAACATTCTCATACCTAAATTCAATAATGCAAAATCAATATCTTAATAGAGGTGAGTGGAGAATGTTGGAAGAACAAATCCGTAAATGGGATGATGTAGAACCAATTACTGTTTTAATAAAAGTTTTCTTTGATACTCCTGTTAAAAGAGTACCAACTGGTGCAGCAATTCCTTCACATTTACAAAAACACATTTACTTTGAAAAACAAAAGAAATGGAAATGTTTTGTATTTCTTAATGAAAGACCAAAATTTCATTGGGAAGAATTAGAAATGATATGTGAAGCGGAAGACCACAAATTTTAATGAACATGAATTTATTACAATTAATTGATAAAATTATTTCTGAATGGGCGTATAGAGTAAACGATGGTATGCCTGATGCAAAAAACCCAACCCACATAAAAGAGTTGGGTATTGTACTTTCTGAAATGGGATTATCTCATATTAAGAATGATTTAGTAGAAAACCTTCTTACTGAAAAAGGAAAAACTCCTGAGAAGCATGTAGTAGAAGCGGATAAGAATTTTAAAAATCCTGTACTAAATAAAAGTGTAAAATATAAAAACGCAAAAGGTGAAGATGTGGAAGGATTGGTTGGAAACCTTTTAAGATTACCAAAAGAACATCCTGGCCGTAAAGCAGCAGAAAGAATGTTACCACCAGAAGGTTCAGAAGAAAGAGATACAATCAATAAGGATTTAGGTGGAGAAGGACAACCACAAGGAGCACAGGAACCAAAAGGTGATAAAGGTGATGGTGGTGAAGAATCTGCACCTAAAGAGGACCCGATTCAAAAAGCAGCACCAATGTTTGACCCTAAACAGGACCCTGCTATGGGAGCTCGTTTGGATAAAGAAAGAGAAACACTTGCTCAATTAGCAGGAAGTGGTGAAGAAGAAAAACCAAAAGAAGAACCTAAAGCAGAAGATGGATTTAATCCAATTCCAGCGGCAGATGTACAATCTGAAATACCTGAAGCGGATCCTGATACATTTGGTGGTGAATCTGATATACCCGATGGAATAGATAAAAAAGATTTAGAAAAATTCAATACCGATATTAGTAAGGTAAAACAAATTGTTGATGATGCAAAAGCTAAAGGCGAAAAAGCACCTAATATTAATTTGTGTCAAATAACAGTACCTGGTACAAACTTATATTGTGATGATAATTTAGGTATTCCAAGAGAAGAAATGCCACAATTCAAAGGTAAAGCGTTGCCAGGAACAAGAGCAGAAAATATGCCGGTGGATAAAGATGGCGAAGTAGATACCGAACCAGTATTTAGAGAAATGCTGAAAGAGAAAGGAATTACAGTATCACAAACCGAAGTACCTGCTGATAAATTAAAAGCAACACAAAATGAATTAGTTGGTGCAAAGGTGTTGGGTATGATGGGTGCATTAGAGCAAGACCCACAACATCCAAAAATTACTGCACCAATTTATGTTAGTAGAGATGGATTTGTAATTGATGGACATCATAGATGGGCAGCAATTGCAGCATATAACGCATCACATCCTGATTCTCAAATACCTATGAAGGTGCAAGTGATTGACCAGGATATTAAAGATGCAATTCCTATGTGTAATAAGTTTGCAGAAGATATGGGTATTGCTGCTAAGAAAGCAGATGCTAACAAAGAAGATGTACCTGCAGAAGAACCAAAACAATTAACACAAAAAGAATCTGAAGACGTTGTAAACTCCCTTAAAGATAGAAAAACAGCAAAGGGTGAATCTTTGGATATTGAAACAACCGATAATGGTTCTATGATTATTGGTGTTGAACATGGTGCTGATAATGAAAGTACAAAAGAAACAATTAATCAAATCACATCACTTCCAAAAGATACAAAAGTAATGTTTGTTGGTGAAGGTGGAATGAGTAAAGATTCTGAAGGTAATTTAGAATTATCAGGAGAGCAAGCTGAAATTAGAGATGCAGTAAAAAATCATTTTACTAACTCAAACGAAAGTAGTTGGGATGAAAACGCAAATGTATTGGATGATACTTCTCCTATATTTGATGAAGTTGGTAAAACGTTAGGCGGAAGTAAATCTAAAGCTAAAGCTGCTATATGGGCTAATATGTATGGACAGGATGGGCCGGATGAAAATATGAAGCCTGATGATTATTTAGATGATGAGGGTAAAGCATGGTTAATAGACCAAGCTAAAAAAGGTGGAAGTTCGGAATTTGATGGTGATGTGGATTGGAATAATTTAACTGATGGGCAAAAAGAAGATTTATATCAACTTAATTATAGAGATGATGATGGATATGGTGAAACGGAAATAAGTAAAGCACAACAAACATATAATGGATTCCGCCAAAAGGAATTAGATAGAAAAATTAAAGAAGCTGAAGCTGAAGGATACAAAGTAATTGCACCGGTTGGCAACTCTCACGTTGATATGTGGAGACAAAGAAATAAAAAAGAAAAAACTGAAATGAAAGAAGAACTTTTTCCAATGATTGATTCTCTTATAGAGGGAATTATTGCAGAATTTATTAGAGAAGCTAAACCTAATATAAAAGCTAGTCCATCTAAAGAACATCCTGGCTATTACCATAGAGGTGGTGGGTATTATTCAAAACAACCTGATGGTGAGATAACCCACAAATCAGATCGTGGAACTTTTAGAGCATTAACATCTAAAGAAAAAGCTGCAAAAAATCAAACAACAACCCCACCGGTAAAAGGTAAAAAACCTGCACCAATAAAGACAGTTGCTCAAGACAAAGATTTACAAGCAAGAGCAAGCAGAGAAAAGGCTGCATTGGCTAAAGATAAAAAAACCAAACCAACGTCTGTTCCTACACCAAAACCAAAAGCAGCACCATCTGGTAAAATTTCTAACAAAATGGAAGAAGATGATGCTTTCTTTTCAAAGAAAAAAGTGCAGGATAAACTAAAGGATGTAAATACTGTTATTAGTAAACTACCAATGAACAAAGATGAAAAAAAGGTTTTATTTGGTATTGTTGGTAAAGCGTTAAGAGGAGAGGAATTAACAAAAGCAGAAAGAAGATTTGCAAGTGATTGGGTAACATTCCCAGCTACATCTGACCCAAAAATATATTTTGCACCGGCTAAAGGTGAATTCAAAACACACATTAAAGTAGAATTGGGTAAAGGTATTGAAGATAGAGATTCTTTTAATGAATATTTGGAAAGAAATGAAATATTTGATGCAGGACATGCTGTTAGAAAAAAATCAATGGTTGCAAGTAATTTAACTCGTGATAGAAAACCGATTAAAGTAGAAGGTATAGAAAAAGATAAAGATGGTAAAACACAAAGTTGTAAAATTGGTAATACTGTATTTAAAAGATACCCAGAGCCAGATGAAAAAGAATTGTTAGACCAATTTAAAAAAAGAGGTATTACTAATCCTGAAGAAGAAGTTCGTAAAACTTTGATTGCAATAAAAAGGCACAATGAATATGTAGAATTTATTGCTTCTCAAGAAGATATTGAAACTATTGATTTTGGATATGATACTGATACATCCGATGGTAGAAAAAATACCATTGAAAGTATTAAAAAAATGATGTTTAATAAATTAAATGCAGATTTTGGCAAATTCTTTAAAGGTAAAATTCCACCTGATGCAAAAAATGTACTTAATCTTATAAAAAACATTTCAAATCCGTATAATGGTATCTCACCTGAAAGAATGCAAGAAGAAATAGATGCAATTGCAAAGTTGATGAACGCCAATCCGGAATTTAGAGCAGGTGTTCCTGATATGCAAGAGATATTTGACTTTATGGTTAAATTGGGACAAGGGTATGCGGGATTCATGCCATCTGCATCAAATTGGAAAGTTACTGACATTGTAACTTATAAACCTTCTCAAGAAATAAGAATGAAGAAAGGTGAATCTCCTGCTGAAGCAATTGCAAATAATTTCCAAAATATTATTTCAACATCTTTGATTGAAGGTGGATTATCGGTAAAATACGAAAAAGGTGGTGCTAGTGCGGGGTATGATAAAGTACTTATGACTAGATATAGAAAACATAAAAACTTTGATACACAAAAAGAAATATTAACATTATTTGATACATACAAATGGTCATTTACACCTGGCGAAGAGAACAGAGTTAAGAGTAAAGAAGAAATTGATGCTAAAGAAGCTGAGTTAAATTCGGTATTAGAAAGAGCTAAAAAAGCTGGTATTCTTACCGAAGAACAAATAACTGAAATTCAAATGGAAGGTGAAGAACAGGCTGCAAGAATGGCTGCAAAAGTGGAAAAGAAAGTTCCATTTAAAAACTTTAAGCAGTGCTTTGGTAAGACGGATAAAGAACAAAAAGCAAATTACGAAAATTATAAAAAACAGTGTGGAATGTGGTGTAAAATGGGTGCAATCGCTGAAACATTGAATAACAATGATATGGATTATCAATTGTTTGGTAATTTGAGAACCGTATATCCTAAAAAGGGTGACCCAAGACATGAAACAATTGATGGTGTAACTACATTGAGTGGTATGGGATGGTCTTATGATCCTGGTATTGCGGCAACCGGTAAAGAATGTAAGTACCTTTCTTTGAACAATGCAAATTCATCTCACATTGAACCTATAAAGAGATAATTGTAAAAATACCCTTTGAACCCTTTTTTGATATTTATAGTTGATTAAAAAGAAAAAGGGAAAACGAGGATGAAAACACAGTTATTATGTACGTTTACAACGAAAGGTGAGTTACAAAATACATTACAACTAATAAGAGAAACTTACCACATCGTTTATAATTACATTTATATTCTCCAAAATAAGGCGAATTTAGATGAATTGTTTATCACGTACAATATAGATACAGCATTCCAACCGGATACTCCGTTGGAAAATACTATTCTAATTCATAGAAAGAAAGAATCAAATACATTATATACAATTAACGCCCTAAACGAATTGGTAAAAGAGGAAAATGGTGGGGTGCTAGATAATTCATTTGTAATTAATTGGCAGAAATTCAAAAATTCAATCATATTAACCAACGCTGAAGGAACTAAAAAAATTCAAACAAGAGTTTTTGAAGTAATTGATTTTGGTGATGGTAAAGAAGTTATATCTAACGAAACTAAATAATTTCACGATGTTATTAAAAAAAGGTGATAATAACGAAAATGTAAAATTAATGCAGGAGAAATTAGGTATTTCCCCAGCAGTTACTAATTTTGGACCTAAAACTGAACAAGCAGTAAAAGAATTTCAAGCTAAGCACGGACTTCCTGCTGATGGTATTGTTGGTGATAAAACTTGGGCGATGATTATGGGTGAGAATACTCCACCGCCACCGCCACCGGCTCCAATAACACCTGTTGGTGGATTGAAGTTAGATAAACTTAAAGGACATATTCCTGATGCGGTAATTGCAATGATTCCTGATACTGCAGCTAAATTCCAAATCAACACTCCATTGAGATTGGCACACTTTTTGGCACAATGCGGACATGAGAGTGGTGGATTCAAAGCAACGCAAGAAAACTTAAACTATTCAGCAAAAGGTTTAATGGGTATATTCAAAAAGTATTTCCCAACTGAAGCTATTGCAAACGCATATCAAAGAAACCCACAAAAGATTGCAAACAAAGTATATGCATCTCGTATGGGTAATGGTGATGAGGGAAGTGGTGAAGGATATAAGTTTCGCGGAAGAGGATATATTCAATTGACAGGAAAGGATAACTATACAGCATTTGGTAAAGCAATCGGTGAAGATATTCCATCTAATCCTGATGTAGTAGCATCTAAATACGCTTTACTTTCAGCAGCATGGTTCTTTAATAAGAATAAATTACACATAATGGCTGATGGTGGTGCAACCGATGCCGTAGTAACATCAATCACAAAAAGAGTAAATGGTGGAACTATTGGATTGGCAGACCGAATAAAACACTTTAAGGAATACTATCACTTATTAGCATAATTTGGAAGTTTAAATAAAATTTCGTATATTTATAAAATATAATAGAACATAGATGGCAAATATCAGATTAAAAGAACTAATAGAGGCTAACATAGACCCTAAATTGGTAGCTAGAAGTAAAAAAACTGGCAAACTTGTTTATTTCAAAACACAACAGGCTAAAGATGCAGCATTAAAAGCTGGTTCTCATGAAGACCCTAAAGCTAAAAAAGGTGATGAGCCTAACGTAGATACTAAACCAAATGATATGTTTGGTGGAGATTATGCAAAAGATAGAGGCGGTGAAGCTCCTCAAGCTGACTCGGATGCATCAATAGATGGACAAAGTGATGAGGAATTATACGATGCATTGTATGATATGGGATATGATTTCGGAGAATTTGGTAGCGATGATTTTGATGAAGAAGGATTTGCAGATGCAGCAATCGGTTTAGGTTACCGATATGATGACAAAAATAAAGTATGGAATCATAGAGATGATGATATTGAAGAAAGTTCAACCAAACTTACATCAATGATTAAAAAATAAAACAAAAGGGAGAAACTAAAAATTCTCCCTTTTTTATTTGGAATTGTCACAAATTTTACCTATATTTGTTACATCAAAATCAATCAAAAATACATCAAAAAAAGATTTGGTAATATCAAAAACTTGTTGTATATTTGTATCTCCTTTATATTTATATGTGTAACGGAAGTGTAGGAAAGACACTTAAATAAAACCATAAAACTTAAACGCTTAAAACTTAAAAGACATGGCAATTAATTTAGACGCAATTAAGAGCAGACTTAACAAACTGCAGAACACCCAAAGAACAACTGTAGAACTTTGGAAGCCAGCACCAGGCAAACACACAATCAGATTGGTGCCGTACAAATTCAATAAAGAGAATCCTTTTATTGAACTTTATTTTCACTACAACATCAACAACAAAACTTACTTATCTCCAATGAGTTTTGGCAGACCTGACCCAATAGTTGAGTTTGCTGATAAACTTAAAAGAATGGGTGATAAGGAAGATTGGAAAGCTGCTAAGAAAATGGAGCCGAAACTTCGTACTTTCGTACCAGTATTGGTAAGAGGTGAAGAAGGTGAAGGTGTTCGTTTTTGGGGCTTTGGTAAGACCGTATATCAAGAGATTCTTGGTTATATGGCTGACGCTGATTATGGCGATATTACCGATCCAGAAAGTGGTAGAGATATTACTGTTGAAGTTGTATCCGCAGAAGACAGTGGTACTTCTTACCCTGTAACAACAATTCGTGTTAAACCAAAAGAAACACCATTAGCAGCAACTAAAGCTGAGAATGACAAATTCCTTAACGAACAAAAGGAAATCACCGAACTTTATTCTGAATTAACTTATGCAGAATTGAAGAATGTATTAGAAGGTTGGTTGAACCCATCAGGTGGCGCATCTGAAGATGAGAAATCAGCATCAGCTGAAACTCTTTCTTCAACCGCTAAAGATGAGGAAGAAGCACCATTTGATACAACTCCATCAAAACCAGCACCAGCTAAGAAATTAGATGATGTAGCAGCGGCATTTGATGACCTTTTCAATTCATAAAATAAGTTATAAAGAATATGGCAAAAGCAACTAAAGAAGTTGATTTGGCAGCAGTGCTCGCCGAATCACTAAACAAACAATCAAAAGACCAAAGAGTAGCATTCTTTTTGGATTCTGATGAAGCACCCACAAATGTAGATGGTTGGATTTCAACCGGAGCATCGTTGTTGGACGTTGCTATTTCCAATAGACCTTATGGTGGTTTGCCTGTTGGTAGAATTACCGAAGTGACAGGACTTGAACAAAGCGGTAAATCATTATTATCAGCACACTTACTTGCCGAAACACAAAAGTTAGGTGGTATAGCTGTTTTGATTGATACTGAAAATGCCGTAAGTAGAGAGTTCTTGGAAGCTATCGGAGTTGATGTATCTAAAATGTTGTATGTAGCAGCTGAGACTGTTGAGCAATGTTTTGAGTACACCGAAACAATCATTGAAAAAGTAAGAACGCAATCCAAAGATAAGTATGTAACGATTGTGGTGGATTCCGTTGCCGCCGCATCTACTGAAAAAGAAATGGAAGCTGATTATGGTAAAGATGGTTACGCTACCGATAAGGCAATCATAATCTCAAAAGCAATGCGTAAAATCACTAACTTAATTGGTAGACAGAAAATCACATTGGTTTTCACAAATCAATTAAGACAGAAGATGAACGCAATGCCATTCTCTGACCCTTGGACAACTTCTGGTGGTAAAGCAATCGCTTTCCACGCATCGGTTCGTTTAAGATTAAAGAGTATGGGAACGATTAAGGCTAAGGAGAATGGTAATGAGAGAATCGTAGGTATCAAAGTACGTTGTCAAGTAGTAAAGAATAGGATGGGACCTCCGTTACGTTCCGCTGATTTTGATATTTTCTTTGACAGAGGTATTGATAACTATGGAGCTTGGTTAGCAATAATGAAGGACAATGGTATTGTAAAACAATCAGGAGCTTGGTATGAATATACTGATATTGATACTGGCGAAGTGATTAAATTTCAATCCAAAGATTTTCCTTCAACGTTAGATGCTAACAATGAAGTAAAAGAGCAAATCTATAAAAGGATTTGCGAAGCAACAATTTCACAATACAAAAAAGATTCATTGGATACTGATAGTTTGGTGACAGACTCGGAAGTAATCGGTGATTAATAAAGGTTACAAAATATGAAAGAATTATACAAAAAATTACTCAATGAAGTAGAATCTGAACATGAATCTAATACCCAAAGGGTAAGGAATGGTAGAGTTCTTATCATAGATGGACTCAATACCTTCATCCGTAGTTGGACTACCAACCCCATAATGAATGAGGATGGTGAACATACGGGTGGAGTTATTGGTTCATTAAATTCAATCGGATATCAAATCCGCCAATTTAATCCAACTAGAGTTATCTTAACCTTTGATGGTAAGGGTGGTTCTAAAGGTAGGAAAGAATTGTTTGAAGGATATAAAGCTGATAGAGGTAAGAATCGTTTTAGGGTTAATAGACAATATCCTGAAATGATGTCTCAAGAAGATGAGCAACTTTCAATGAAAAGACAATTTGTATGGTTAGTAGACCTATTAGATAGTTTACCAATCACTACAATGATATATGATGGTATAGAAGCGGATGATGTAATTGGACACATTGCTAAGCATGTGCTTGGTGAAGGTGAAGAATGTTATATCGTTTCTACCGATAAAGATTTTTTACAATTAGTAGACGAAAAAACATTTGTATTTTCTCCAACTAAAAAGAAACTTTACAATAGAGAAATGGTTAAAGAAGAATATGGATTGTATCCACAAAACCTTTTACTATTCAGAACATTAGATGGTGATAATTCTGATAATGTACCTGGTGTTAAAGGATGTGGATTAAAGACAGTTCTTAAAAGATTTCCTGAATTATCTGAAGATAGAGAAATAACTTTTGATGAGTTCTTTCAAATATGTGAAGATAAAAAAGGAGAAGCCAAAATCTATGAAGATATTCTTGCAGCTAAAGATGATGTGTTAAGAAATAGACAAATCATGCAATTGCAAGAACCACATATCAATACAAATACGAAGTTGAAAATTAACGATAGATTCGCTGAACCAAACCGAAAGTTTGATAAGATGGAATTTATCAAAGCCGCTATGAAGTATAAAATTCTTCAAAACTGGAAAGATATAAACGATTGGTTAAAATCAACTTATACAAATATAATCATAAAATAATTTGGTGAACTAACTAAATTGTTGTATATTTGTAAACCAATTAAATTATGCACAGCGAAGATACACTCTCTAAATATGGGCAATCATTTCAGACCAAAGTAATATCTGCTTTGCTTACGGATGAACGAATGATGGATACACTTTCAGATGTAATCCATAAGAAGTTCTTTGAGTCCGAAGCAAATAAGTGGATAGTGGATGAAATTGTATCTCACCATAAAGATTACAATAAAGTACCTTCGTTGGATGTATTTAAAGTTCAAGTATCTAAACTTGATAATCAATCTTTACAAAAAACAATTGTAACTCAACTCAAAGAAGTATATGGACAAATTGGTAATACTGATTTAGCATATATCAAAGATGAGTTCACATCATTTTGTATAAACCAAAACCTAAAGAATGTAATTGTACAATCTATTGACTTGTTAAAATCAGGCAACTATGATAAAATCAAAGAATTGGTTGATAAGGCAATGAAGGTTGGTGTTGATTCGGATTTGGGAATGGATTATCTTATTGATTTTGAAAAGAGATACGATGAAACAAAGAGAGATACTGTTGGGACTGATTGGCAATGTATAAACGAATTGATGAATGGGGGTTTAGGACCTGGTGAATTAGGAGTAGTGGTAGCACCTTCCGGTGTTGGTAAGACTTGGGTATTGTGTGCGTTGGGAGCAGCAGCAGTAAGAGCTGGTTTCACTGTGGCACATTATTCATTAGAACTATCACAAGAGTATGTTGGTTTAAGATACGATACTGTATTCTCACACATCGCATCACATGAATTGGTGGATAAAAAAGAAGAAGTATTAATTTCACTTAAAAAGTTGAAAGGTAAACTTAAAATCAAATATTTTCCACCTAAAGCTGCAAGTTCAAAAACAATTCAGGCACATTTAGAAAAGATGATAGCGGCAGGTAATAAACCTGACCTTATAATTATAGATTACGCTGACCTATTATTATCACACTCAAACAAAACCGATAGTACATACGCTGAGCAAGGTGGTGTGTATATTGATTTGAGAGGAATGAGTGGTGAGTTAGGAATTCCAATTTGGACAGCATCACAAACTAATCGTTCAGCAATTGATTCGGAAGTTATTGAAGCAGATAAGATTGCAGATTCATATGCTAAAGTAATGAACGCCGATTTCATTATGAGTTTAAGCCGAAAAGCTAAAGATAAACTGAGCAATACTGCAAGGGTGCACGTAATGAAAAATCGTTTTGGACAAGATGGAATCACCTTCCCCGCAAAAATGGACACCACACATGGTATTTTGGATGTATATACTGCAACATCAGCCGATGGAGTATTGGCACAAAAAGCAAGTGCGAATGGTGTAGAAATAGAAAGACAGTTATTACATAAAAAATATGTAGAAACTATGCCGGTTGGAAACAAACCGCAAATGGTTACAGGATTAGGATAACAATTAAAAAACAAAAACTATGGCACAAACAAGTCAAGAATTATTCGAACAAATCAAAGGTTTATTTGTAACTTTTGAAACTGAGCACAATGGTACTAAAAAAGTAAACAAATCAAGAGCAAGAAAAGCAATTGGTGAGTTGAAGAAGTTAGTAACAGCCTATAAGAAAGCTTCAACAGAAGAGCAGAAGGCATCATAATGATAGGGGAGTAACTCTCCCCTTTCATATGTTATAATAGACACTTATTTTAACATTCAAAAATATTTTAAGAAAAGTGGATTTTTTATCCACAAGCTTGTATTGTTTAGTCAGGCAACCCATATTTATTTTTTTATTTTGGGATTTTCCTGAAAAAAATACACTAAACAATTTAATCAAAAAGAATTATGGACATTTCAACACGAATTTTATCGGATATCACAGTGTATATGAAGTATGCAAAGTATGTGCCGGAACTAAACAGAAGAGAAACATGGGAAGAATTGGTGACTCGTAATATGGAAATGCATATTAAGAAGTATCCAACCTTAAAAAAAGAAATTAAAGAGAACTACAAATTCGTGTATGATAAAAAGGTATTACCATCAATGCGTTCAATGCAGTTTGCTGGTAAACCAATTGAAATTTCACCAAATAGAATTTACAACTGCGCATTCGCACCAGCAGATGATTGGAGAGTGTTTTCAGAAATTATGTTTCTTTTATTGGGTGGAACGGGTGTAGGTTACTCTGTACAAAAGCATCACGTTGACCAACTACCTGAAATTAGAAAACCAAATGCAGATAAAACAAGAAGATTTCTTATTGGTGATTCTATTGAAGGATGGGCGGATGCAGTATTAGTATTAATGAAAGCATACTTCTTTGGTGGAAGTAAGCCTGTATTTGATTTTAGAGATATCAGACCAAAGGGTGCAAGATTAATTACATCAGGTGGTAAAGCACCAGGTCCTCAACCACTTAAAGAGTGTTTGATTAAGGTAGAAGGTATATTAGATGCACACAAAGACGGTGATAAATTAGAACCAATTGAAGTACACGATATTATTTGCCACATCGCTGATGCAGTATTAGCAGGTGGTATTCGTAGAGCAGCACTTATTTCATTATTCTCAGCAACCGATGAGAAGATGATTAGTTGTAAGAGTGGTGCATGGTGGGAAACAAATCCACAAAGAGGTAGAGCAAACAACTCAGCAGTATTGATGAGACACAAAATCACAAAGGAATACTTTATGGATTTGTGGAAGCGTATTGAAGCAAGTGGAGCAGGTGAACCTGGTATCTATTTGAGTAACGATAAAGATTGGGGAACTAACCCTTGTTGTGAAATCGCTTTAAGACCTTATCAGTTCTGTAACTTATGTGAAGTAAATGTGAGTGATATTGCAGACCAGGAAGATTTGGAAGCAAGAGTTAAAGCAGCGGCATTCATTGGAACTTTGCAAGCGGGTTATACTGATTTTCATTATTTAAGACCAATTTGGCAAAGAACAACTGAAAAGGATGCACTAATTGGTGTATCTATGACGGGTATTGGTAGTGGTGCTATTTTAAAGCACGATATGAAAGCAGCAGCTAAAGTTGTAAAAGAAGAAAACAAAAGAGTTGCAGACCTAATTGGAATCAACGCTTCGGCTAGATGTACAACTGTAAAACCTGCAGGAACTACATCATTAACTTTAGGTACATCATCTGGTATTCACGCTTGGCACAATGATTACTATATTCGTAGAGTAAGAGTTGGTAAGAACGAAAGTATCTATTCACATTTAGTTCTTCATCATCCTGAATTGGTTGAAGATGAATATTTCAGACCACATGATACCGCAGTAATTGGTATTCCACAAAAAGCACCAGATAACGCAATCTTCCGTACTGAATCTCCACTACAATTGTTGGAGAGAGTAAAGAAAGTACATGGTGAGTGGGTTAAGCCTGGTCATAGAAGTGGTAACAATACACACAACGTATCCGCTACGATTTCTATTAGAGAGCATGAGTGGAAAGCAGTTGGTGAGTGGATGTGGGAGAATAAAGATTTCTATAACGGATTATCAGTATTACCTTACGATGGTGGAACTTATATTCAAGCACCATTTGAAGATTGTACAAAAGAGAAGTATGAAGAACTTATGAAGACATTGCATGATGTTGATTTAAGTAAAGTTATAGAGTTAGAAGATACAACTGACTTAAGTGGTGAGTTGGCATGTGCAGGGGGAGCTTGTGAAGTTAAATAAACAAAGAGAGGAGCTGTATTACTTTGAGGGTAGTAAGATAGTGTTTACTCCACAATACCATATAGAAAGAGGATATTGTTGTGGTAGTGGATGTAGACACTGTCCTTACGAACCTAAACATCAAAGCGATAATACAAATATAGAACAACAATATAAACATTTAAAAGATGGTAACGATTAAAAAATTTGGAGCAGTATGGTGTGGACCATGCAGAGCACTAAAGCCAGTATTAGAACAATTAAAAACCGAATATACAGGTAAAGCAACATTTATTGAATATGATGTTGATAATTCTCCAGAAGAAGCACAGCAATACAATGTAACATCAATTCCATTGGTTGTGGTTGAAAAAGATGGTGTAATTATAGAAAGATTTCAAGGTTTATCTTCTAAACTTGCCTACACAAATGCTATTAATGAGGCAATAAAATAAATTTGGTAAAGTTCAATAAGTTTCGTATATTTGTTATATGTGTGGAATAATAGGTGGTAATTGGTTTACATCTAAAGGGCAAACTAATACCCAGTTACAAAAAATAATTCATAGAGGTAGAGATGCTTCTAAAGTTGAAAAGATTGGTAATTTCTTTGTAGGACACAACCGTCTTTCAATTCAGGACCTTTCTGATACCGCAAACCAACCAATGTGGAATGGTGATAAAACTATTTGCATTGTGTATAATGGTGAGTTGTGGGATAGTCAATACACAAAAGATTTAAGAGAAAGAATTACTATACCTTTCCGAACAAAATCTGATACCGAAATAATACTCAATGGGTATGAACAATTTGGTGTAGATGTGTTTAAGGAATTGGATGGTATGTTTTCATTTGCAATAGTTGATACAAAGCTTAATAAAGTATTTGTAGTTAGAGATTATGTAGGTGAACTTCCACTTTGGTATGGAATTGATAATGATGGTAAATTAGTATTCTGCTCAGAAAAGAAAGGTCTTCCACTTACTGATTTATATGAAAAACAAGTTAAGGCAATTTATCCAGGTACTTATTTAGAATACAATTATAAAACATTAGAACATTCAACACAAACTTATTACACACTTCCAAACGAAATTATTAACGATGATAGAGATGTTATTGTTAGTAAGATAAGAACAATGTTGGAAGAAGCCGTAAGAGCTAAAATGGTTTCAGATGTTCCTATTTGCACAATTCTTAGCGGTGGTATTGATTCGGTAATTACAACTTATATCCTTTCACGTATTAAACCTGATATTGAGGCATTTGTAGTTTCAATGGGTGACGGTGATACAAAGAACGATGATATAAAATATGCCAGAATTGCAGCTAAAGAGTTTGGTGTTAAATTGCATGAAATTATATTAACTGAAAAAGATGTAGAAGATGCAATTGAAGAAACACTTTATGTGATTGAGCAGAGTAGATGGCAAAATGTAGGTTCAGCAATTGCACAAATAGCACTTTCAAAAAAGATAAATGAATTAGGTTTCAAAGTTGTGTTTAGTGGTGACCTTTCGGATGAGATTTGGGGAAGTTATGGACATATTCAGGCGTTTCATTGGAGACCGGAAGATTATGATAAGGCAAGACGAAAGTTAGTAGAAGATGTACATAAAACAAACTTCTTAACAACTAATCAATCTATTATGTGGGGTGGAACGGTTGAAGTAAGAACTCCTTATAGTTGGAGACCGTTTGTAGAATATACCCTAAACATTCCACCATTGTATCAGAAAGAAGGTGGGCATATGAAACCACTATTGAGAGCAGCATTTAAGGGTGAGATTTCGGATGAGTTATTATATAGACCTAAAGTTTACTTCGCTAAAGGATGTAGGACGGGTGATATGATGGAAGCGAAAAAAGATATTTTGAAATCTCAATTAAAATCGGTATATTTGTATAAAGACCAAATAAATCAAAATAAATTCTTTCAATATGCTTAATTTTGTAAAAGCTGAGAAGGGTACACCTGAAATGATAGAAGCTGTAAATCAAGCATCTGCTATTATTGATTTGTATCCTGAAATATTTCCACATCTCCATAAGCAGGGATTTAAATTGGAAAAATATATTGAAAAAGGTGGTATGATATTGCAAGATGGTGTTGTAATCACTTTTGGAAAATATAAATCTCATGGTAGAATGAGTAAAAACGCTACCACATATAAAAAGAAGGGAGATTTTATCCTTCATCAGATTGCAACAAATCATTCTAAAACAAATGCTAGTAGAGAAGTATTGGATGAGTTTGTTGAGTATTGTAAATCACAACATGCAGAGAACTTATTCTTAACTGTTAGGGCATTTAATTATAGAGCAGTATTGTTTTATGAAAGATATGGTTTTGTAAAAGACTCGGATATTAATTGGACTAGTAAAAAAGATGGTATTATAAATGGTATTGTATTCCGATTACGATTGGTTGCAAACAAAAATATTGAAAACATATGTATTTAAATTATTTTGATAAATTTAAAGGTATGGAGCCGTATCTTCACATTAATGCTGAAGAATGGAAACATATCAAAACAACATTTGATATTAATGATGTAAAAGAATCATTGGCAGATGTAGCTATGACGTACGAACTTCCTTATGCGGAAATAAGTGAAGATGAGGCTAGAAAAGAATACCTTGCACTTAAAGGCATTCGTTGGAATGAATTGTTTACCGAAGGTGAATGGTTTCCGAGAAAAGCATCTGATTTTAGATATTCATTAGATTTTCAAGGTAAACCACAATACATTCGTAGACTAAACACCGGTAATGATGCATCAAATCATTTTCAACAATCAAATCGTTGGAGTGTTGATGGCACCGTTTCACCTGGACCAAAAAGAACTTGGGCAAGTAAAGAATTTATGACAACACTTATGGGTGGATTATATACTCTTAAATTTGATGAAGTTGGAAGAAACGAATTAAGAGTATGTTTGAGTTTGAGAAAATATATTTGCTCTCAATTCAAACCAAATGCTGCAAAAGTTCTATATGATTTTTATGGTGCTAAAAATGTATTAGATATATCAGCTGGGTGGGGTGACCGTTTATGTGGTTTCTTTGCATCAGAAAATGGTGAACATTATGTAGGTATAGACCCTAGGGTAGAAAATCATCCAATATACCATAAACAAGCTGAATTTTATTCCAAAAATAATTCATTTTTTGAAACCGAAAAGAAAGCAGATTTTATTATTTCACCTGCAGAAGATGCCGATTTGAGTGAATATGAAAATCACTTTGATATTGTATTCAGTTCACCGCCGTATTTTAATGTTGAAAGATATTCATACGATGATACACAGAGTTGGGTGAGATATAAAAATATTGATGCGTGGAATAAGCAGTTCCTTCACAAAACAATTGCAAATGTATGGCCCACTTTAAAGAAAGGTGGTATTCTCGCAGTTAATATTGCGGATGTGTATGCAAGTTCCAAAGGAGATGGTAAAGGTTATAAAGAGATATGTAATCCAATGAATGATTTTATTCAAACATTAGGTGCAGAATACGAAGGTTGTTTGGGTATGG